ATTCATAGACGACAATTCAAAAACACTATCATCTATTAAACTGTCATCTGTTCTTAAATGCCCTGCCGTTGGTAAATTAGTATCGGTGATCTTGGAAGTCAACAACGGGAATATATCTTCAGTATGAATTTCATTCTGTTTGTATATGTCGGTTAATGAAACATATTGGTGTACCCTTGCCGCATTGTCTGATGTATAAGCGGTATCATCAGCACGAGTAGCACTATCATCTGCTGTAATTATAGTAGAAGCATATGCTGTCTCATCTGCAATGAATATAGCACTAGGATTATTCTGTAATTCAACTTCATTCAACTCAATATCAATGTATGCTTGGTTACTGCTACCACCATAGGTAGCACGTCTTATTGCCCAATTTTCATACACATCATATGTTGATTCTTCTTTGTCAATTTTAACACCACGGAATAAACCTGTACTATTAGCCGTGCCTTTCTGACTAATTACGTTGCTATACACATTCACCTGACTCACATCATCAAATGACTCTAAGTATGATCTAGGTCTAAATCCAGTAACACCCAATGCTAATAGATCAACATCTGATTCTAAATTAGCTGTTTTATTGTTATAATAATCAGTAGCTTGTGCTGCTTTTGTGGATACATTAGGTAATAACCCAGTTTTAATACTTCGATAATCAACATCACTCCATTCGTCCATATTAAATGTATCGGCTGGTTGGATATTTGCCACCGCACCCCAATATGAATTTTTGAACTTAACCATATCACCTTTTTGGTAATATAAATTACTTTCCCATTCAGCAACATTGTCCTGATTTAAAATAAATCCTTGTGCATCCATTTGTCCATTCCAATCATAGGTGGTGAATCCATTTATCTTAATTCGTTGTTGTCTTAACCCAGATGCTGGCTGATATATCAAATCATTAAATATACTAACATTATCTAAAACCAATAAATGTTCATAGCTAGTATCATTGATGGTTAAAAAATTAACAGTTTTATCATTTAACGACGTTATTTTGAAATTATTATCCAATCTATCAATGACATAATCTTCATCTAATAATATATTACCATCCTGATCTAACGGCAATTCTGTGATTGGTGAATTAGTTAAACTATCCACTATTGTTTGTGATTTTTCATATTCTAATACATCAGCATTAGGATTAAGATTAATAATACTACCATCTATCCAATCTTGCCCTGACCACACAACAAACTCATTTGCCAATTGCATCCATGACAACTGTATACCGTTAACGGTATCATTAAATTGCAATCCTTGTGATTCCAATAATTTACCATAACTTACAATAAAATCAACTACAGTAGTCACATTAGTGAATGTGAAGCCATATGGTACTAAAACGATCTCATTAGTAAAGTCTTGTGCTACCCTGAATGTCTTATTTCCAACCACAAATGTCTTGATATTGTTATTTGGTATACTTGATAGTATTTGAAAATATTGTTCAGTTGTACTATTTCCGTATACTGCATATCCATCTGGTGTTTTTTGCACTACAACAGATGAAAATTGCAATTTGTTTGAATTTTGGTTCTTATGCAATAATAATTCATAACTCTCATCTGGAAGCATTAACGTATTATTTGAACTATCTGGACTACTTTTTTCAGTAAATATTTTCAAATATTTTTTGTCAGTAAATGATGCCATTCTATAACATAACCTAATATCTAAATTAGATAAGTCTGTCGTTAACTTACTACCATCGTTGTATCCGTAAAACCTATTATAATCCACAATCCAATTCACATAACTATGCTTTGGGGTATCCTGTCCTAGTACTTCTAATGTTCTAATATCTAAATGATGTCTATTATCATACACATATTGGTCAACACCAGCATCGTAGTTATAACGATCTCGGTCAACCATCAATGCAAAATATTTCGCTGGTTTTGTTAATGCCAACAATCGTTGCACCGCAAATGGGTATGAACTGCTACGCTTCCACGCTGATTCAGTAGGGGCACCATCACCAACTACCCAACTCTTTCTAAAATCTGGTTGTGAATATTCCTTAACCAACAACGCAAATGGAGATACCAATTCACCAGCAGAATTTACTGGAATAATATCTAATAATCCATCACGGACATACCTTACATCAATATGATGTCCATTTGGGTCACGAATCCACCCTTCTGCTAAATCTTTCCATAATACTAAATTACCACTCGTGTATGGTGCTGGACCATATGTATCTTCCCACCATGATGGCAATTCACTTAACCCAATCATTTCCCATGGTGTTAGATGTGGTGTATCAGTATCGTAATAATGGCGATATGTGCCACGCCAATGACCTTTTAATAAGCTATTGTCTAATTTACTACTTGATGTACTATAATTCCATGTGAATTCATCGGTCGTAAGATAGTTTTGTGTCTTGTAATCTACTTTATTCCAACCCACCCAATTCAAAAAATCATTAGATAAAATATCTACGATTTCTTCATCCGCATAATCAGTTGTCCTAAATCCACCAGGTATTACATCTGATGCTGATAATGGAATGGTTGATTGCACTTTAATATTATTATAAATGCGTTTCTCAAACTCCAACAATACATCATCCCTTATATCTCCAAATGCGATGGTAATACTACCATCATGCCCTTGTATAACTGTTTGGGCAACTACATAGGTATCATCTTTGTATTGCTGCGGTTTGAATTTTGGATACAATCCCAATTTAGTCGGGGTGCTTGGAATATATGAACCCAATGTTGATGTATATTCATCAATTCGTACTATATCATTATCATTTAATTCTGTGATAATAGTAACCCGTGGACCATCGGTTGCCACTGTGTAATCTGTGTCTTTTATTAGTAAATTATCATTTAAGTACACTAATAAGCCATTATTATTTGCTACAGTAAAATCGTACACATTGATGGTGTTGAATACAGATGTACTAATTGCTGTTATCGCATGAGATGTAGCAGTATAATCATCGGTACTCGGAAGCATATCACTCCAATAAAATGCACTATCTGAGTTTTTACCAGCATTCAACGAATTCAATGCTTGGTTCAATACAATAGATGCAGATAACCCATGTACCTCATTTGATGCTACCCAATGCAATAACTTATTTTTAAATAGTTCATAATGAGTTGAATTGAATCTTAATGCTTCAAATAAGTTGTATTCTTTTTTGCGTGCAAAAACTGCATACACAGATAAAGGTGAGCTATGCTGTACAATAATATCACCATATGCCGCTATGTTTCCTAAATCACGGCTATTATTTGAACCATTAATAACCCCTTCTAAACCACCAATATTTTGTGTTAAACTATTATAATGGTTCCTCACTGTGCCTAATGTAAGAGTAATACTTTCTTCATTAAATGCATTGCCCTCCAAGTTCTTTGGAACTTCATAATATCCACTTGCACTTGCTTCACCTGAAATGATACTAACATCAATTACTGTTCCGTTTACTGGTTCTGTATTAAAAATTATTTCTGTTCCACTAGCGGAAACAGTTACCGTGTAATTATCAGGTCTGATAAACTCACCACCAACAAATACTTTAACGGCTGGTACACCAATCTCATTGGTTGGTATGATATCTAACTTCAATGAAGTTCCACTATAAACAAAGTTGAATTTCTGTCTTGTGGTTTTTGCTGATGCGAAATTTGTCCACCCAACTTTATAACTATATTCAGTTCTTGATGTGTATTTTTTTGGTTTACTACTACCAATGCTATATTCGTTAGAACCATAGGTGTAAGTATCAGTGTGTATATTGTTTTCGAAAACGATATCACCTAGATTATCAATATTCAAATACGATAACGGAAATCCCAATATGGGATCATTTACACCATTGCCTTGCTTATAACTGAATATTTTACTACCTGTAAAGGTAGAACCTGAATATATGATAGAATTGCCCAAACTGTACCCATTAGTATCATACATATCAAACATCGGGGATTGATTAATTGATGTTTTTAGTTGGGATTCTTCCCATGTTACACCATTATGATAATATGTTTTGCCCTGCTGTGTATTCCCAAATAAACAAACTACTGTATTATCCTGATATACATCGGCATCTTCTGCCAATACCAGCTGAATAACACTGCTTCCATCGGCATCCTGATCTATGAAGTTAACCACAAATATTTTATTTTTAACGAACATATCAGGGTCATTCGCAAATATGACACGATCCCCAGAATTCAATCCTATGCCATCAACACTATATGATGATTGATTATTAACATTACTCATTGCATCAGTCTGCGTGAAATCAATTACATTTATTGGGGCTTTTCTTTCTGTGCCGTTATTGTACAATCTTATATTAGCATTAAATTCTATAATAGACCGCTTGGCTCTAAAGTCATTATCTAATACAACGGGCGAATTGTTATATTCTGCTGTTTTTTCAATTACATCTAAATGAAACCATCGGTTGCTTCTTGCCCACGCATTCTGGCTTAAATCTGACCTATTAATTGTTATATAATCTAGATCTAATGGTGCATTTATGGCACTATCCAATGCAACACTATCAAATGGTTCGGCATCAAACGGTGATTCCATTGAAATGGTATATTGTTCTGGGGTGATTAGTTCTTTTACTGATATTAGTTTAATCGCTTCACCAACACCTTCTACATAATATTCGCCATCTTGATAACTGTCAGGACTTACATTGCCACGGAATATCACTTTCAATCCATTGGTGAATTGAACACCATTAGCACTAGTAAATGTTTCTTTGTCTTCAATATCACTAATATACAAAGTTTCTGCACTTATTGCATCAACAAGATTAATAACACCAAACATATTTTCATTTGATGGATCTTGATAATACAATGTATCATATGCAGCTGTCAATAATGGGATTTCTTCAAAGAATCCTTCAGCATTTTTATAAAATGAACGATTGCTATATGTTTCACCATACGAAATACTGAACTTTTCTAAGTTATTAACATAACTAATCCGATTTAATTTTACATATGGATCTTCACCATCACTGTATACTAATTCTACTTGATAGATGCTATATCTATCTGCTTTGTCTGTGATTGGCGTGCTATCTTGCCAATCATCGTCATCCCACTCATCATTGTCCCATTGATCTTCATATTCCCAACCAATATCGTCTGCTAACCCTTCCTGGGTTGATGTGAAAATAATTGTCTTGTTATGTAAATCTGTAATACCATCAATACTACCTAAATTACGAACATATTGGTAATTAACTTCATCAAATGCCAATGCCGTTACTAAATCCACATCCCCAATATCGGTTAAATCATAATAGAATTGCTGTGCATCTACTTCTGGAACACTGAATACTATGTCAGCTGATAAACCACCATTATTTTTTACACCATTAATATCACGATTGCTGATATTTGGCGATTGTGTTAATGAACCATTCAAACCTGGCTGGGTTTGAATATAGAATGGATTTATATTATCTGTATCAAATGTATATTGTCCACCACGAACCAATGTTATAGTTGGGTTACCACTACCCACCCCACTTAAATCTATGGTATTATTGTATGCATCCACTACCACACCAAATGTATCTGTTAACGCAGCAGCGGATGAAAATACATCTACTGAATCTGGTCCCTGTGGTAACCAATAATATTGGCTATAATTAATAAATTTATCAAAATCTATTAGTGGGTCCCAACTATATAAATTATTAGTAAATAACCTATCATGCTTATCGACATTAGCACCATTTACTTTTAATGAATCTACTATTTCAGGATATGTGATTGCATCTTCTATAGTACCGTCTGTATTCTTAAATATTACACCAGGTTCTAATTGATAATTTGCCCTTTTTACAGATGGTTCTAATATGTAATCGCCCTTATTAACAACAACATTATCACGTCTACCAACATACCCTTCTGTTTGTTTTAATTTAGGTTGCTGCACTAATTGATCTAATGTAGAACTTAAAAATTTCTTATTAGTACTAGTCTTAAATATCTCTGGTAATAAATCAACTGATCTTATTCTAGTCATATTATGAGTTCAATTGGGTAGATGTTAATGCATCAATGACCATAATATCATTGACAGTAGCAGCACTTACGAATATTTCATTAGGTGCTGATTTAATCTCATATAAATCACCAAATGAACCATTGGATGCATTGGGTGTAATAACTACTGACCCAATCACATCACCAACTTTATCATGTAAATATGCTGCTAATTCTGAAAAATAAAATGTTTCTCCAAAATCCCAATTACTAATACTAAAGTATTCATTCATTGCTGAAATAACGCGGCTTTTTATCTCATTATTGCTCGCCATTGAACCTTGTAATTTAACTACTTTTATAGTAGCTTGCAATCCACTCTCTGCTTTATCACCAAACAATGGTTTAAAATCAACGCTATTCATTACTATATTATCACTAATCATTTTATAATCTTCTAGTGATTTATACGCAACAGTCAATTCATCAATTGATGGTTTTACTGGTTCGGTGATTGTATTAGTAGTATCGTTTATGTAATTGGTATAATCTGTGTAGTAAGCAGATGTTACTAGGAACATATCAATGATATTCGATATCCCTGGGTTTATTCTTCTTGTTTCTGGGCTGTTATGTCTATATTGGAATTGTAAATCTTGTCTACCAGTTTTTGCTAGATACCCAGGATACCCAGTAATCTCACTAGTACTAGTAGCACTACTATCAACTTGGTAGAACTTAGCATCAGTATAAGCATATACTACTTCACCCCCCGAAAATGCTGTTAAATCAACATCAATATCTGCTTTGACTGCATATACAGATGTATTAACAATAGCATCACTTGCTAGTGGTATAGCACGAGTTAAATTATCTGCATCGGTTACTGTTTGGAAAAATACTTTTTGTTGTGTTAAATCTACAACATCATTAGTAACCACCGTATCAAAGAAACTTGGGTTATCTGCTACGTTGTCATCATCAAAATCTGAAAAACTAACTAGTACTTTATAATCTTCAGCATACCCATCAACTTCGACAGGTTGACCTACTATATCCATTTTAACATCATTCGTTAACCTAGAATTAGTTGCTGGTTGTGAATTGGTTTTTAGTATACTGATGTAATCATTGACTACTTTCCCTGTTCTTGGGTCATATATCTTCCGATTATCACCATAGAAAAAACGTGTTTCTTTCACACTTGAGAAGTAATAATTTAATACCTTTGTCGTAACTGTGTATATATTATTCACAGTTTCAAACTTTGTGATCCAATTATCACTAGTTAAATTTGCTTCACTTACTAGATTCCATTCCGCTGTCGTATTATCATACTGAATTCCAAAATTACGGTATAGTTCGATTTGTCCTAGTATTACCTGTTCAAATTCAATTGATAAATCAGTATTATACACAGCATATACCTGTGTTGGTACAGCATCTGTTGGGATATAATCTGTTAATGTTACTGCGCCAATCCCATCTGCGTCTGTGCCTGAACCAAAATTAGTACCATCAAGTACAACATTAGATATACCTGACCATATTTCAAGTTTATCGGTATCTAAAGTTGGTGTGCCATTTTGCAATCTGTTGTCTTTATCAAAATAATATCCTGTTTGGGGTTCAAATTTTATTACACACCCTTTAACAAAATACTTTAAGTTATCTGTGGTATATTCACCAATTTGCAATGCATTGCTACTTGAATTTTCAAAATACCCAGTAGTTTGGTTTGTGCTTGTTGTACTAAAATGCCATTTAACATCCACCGATGTTAATGAATACGGTAAATTATTCTCATAATAACGATGGACTGCGTTACGCTGTACTATTTTAGGTTCTACTTGATTCCTAATCACGGATTCAATGTCATTTGTATCAACAAATGCGAATGTGAATGCTTCTTCATCTGTATCTTTGTATAGCATACCATCACTGTTGAATGTGTTGATGCTTGAATACTTACCAGTTGGGTCTACCAAATCTAAATATCTGCTAGCACCTATGTTTGTTCTGTTTATTGCTTTGCTTTTCATCACACTGTTGAATGTAGCATACGGGAAGTTATTATAGTCTTCACCGTTCACCATTCTATTTTGTGTATAGAACTTGGCTGGCGCTCTTCGTTTAATATCAGCCAAACTTTCCTTTGCTCTTGCATTATTGATATTCTCGGTTAAACTAACAGTAAATGTAGCTGTTTCTAATCTATTTGTTCTGCTAACATACGGAACTGTTAGTTGAATGCTTGAAATATCTTCCTTATTGATGATATATTCTAATCCATTGGAATTCCGCACCATTGCTCTATATGTGCCTACTGGTATATTACCAAATACGCCATCACCAAAGTTCAATGTAACCTGATCATTAGCCCTATTAGATATACTATACAACCTTCTGTGACCAACCCCATCCTGTGAATTGTTAGTTGCATATATATTCTCTACACCTGCCCATTCATATGCTATGTTACCCAATGCATTTAGTTCATATACCCAAACATCATCACCATTGATACCATCCACATCTACTTCTACTTGTCTATTTGAAATACGATCAGACAATACAAAATCTTTATTTGATAATGTTCCTTGTTTAAAATAAAAGAAATACCCAGTATTCTTACTAGCAAACCCCAATGTATCATTGCGGTATAACAAATTAAATTCATTATTCGCTTTTGGTGCTGGTTCATATATATATGGTTCGCCAGCAGAAGTGGCATTCACTGCCTCAAAATTCATACTTATACCATCAACAGATGCGCTAAATGGGATTACAGGCAATACACCATCGGGTATCTTGATACTGTATTCGCTAGTACTAACATTTAAGATATCTGCTGTTCTTCCAGGAACACCTGCTTTCTGGCTATCTACTAGGATGGCATTTATTATTGTATTAAATTGTTCTTGCCAATCAATATTGGTTCTGTCATTCCAACGCACAGTCACATTACTAAGACTACTATTATTATAATCATAGATGTTTTCGGTCGTACTAATTGAAGTGACCTTTATGTATCCTGATGATGCTTGATTTCGTTTTGGCTGATAACCTACCAGATTAGCTAATTTAACCACACTATCTCTGCGTTCTGCTGTATCTAGAAAGTTTTCTCTCGTGTTTAAGTCTTGTCTAAAACTAATACCTTGACCCATAAATGCCATTAAATCTATCAATGCAATGAATTCTGAACTTTCAACAAAATCGTTAAAACTCTCTGGATGATGTTGTTTTAGATAATCTATGAAACTTTTTCTTAGTGTTTCAAAATTATAACTTTGGAAGTCAGCTTGGTTGTATGTTTTGTATATACTTTTCCAATCTTCTGTGCCAAATATTGTACTGTGTTTTGATGTAGTCGCCATATTATTGTTATTTATTACAAAAATAATATGCGTATATTATGATTAAAACCGTTTTTTTGGGATTGCCGTTTTAAATTTGGTTACTTCGTGATTCAGTACCATATCATCCCATTTACAAGCATAATCTTTCTGTTTATCGGTGATACTGACACCTACCTTTTGCAAGTATTCTAAATGTTCATTCGGGGTAGGATGCACATCCTGTCGTTTGGTGTTGATATTATCTCTCCTCGTTACAAGTTGAAAATCATTTTCAATTTCATCCATTATTTCTTGACTAATATTACCACAATCGTTGTTGTAAAAGTTACCGAAGGATGGCCAGTCTACTCCTGCACATTTGTTATATGTTAATCTTAACTGATCAATCGCATCTGGTATTGCCATTTTAATAACAACATCATCCCTGGAATGAAAATCATTATCGAATATTATCTCACACACACTAGGACTTATTACATCAATGGTGTCGCTAAACAGCGATGCTATCTTACTTTCTAGTGATAATTTAAAAGTTAACTGTTTGTGCGAATCATCGACCATAGAAAACGGTACAATTTTAAACATCTTATAATTGCACCCAATATTGTCCAATGTTTGCTTAACCATTTCAATTAGTGCCATATTCGTCAGAAGATACCCATCAGGGTCAGTGTAGTTGTCCACAAATTCTTGTGAATATGATGAATTATACACACTACCTGGCGTAACCCATTTATTTTTTAAATACCTATCCTCACGCCCAATGGATGTCCACATAATCATAACGGTGTCGTCCACGTTTATATTATTTCGTTTTATACATTCGGCCAATGAGTACATTATGAAATGATTACCGCCACCTGGTCGCCCCCAATTTTCAAAAAGGTCATATTCTTGGCTTAATATGTCAGCCCATGTTGGCCACATATATGATGTGAAGCTACACCCAAAAGTAAATAAACGGTTAGTCATGGTAGCTATTTATAAAAATAATATGCGCATATTATGATCTATACTAGATGCATTGTTTCTACTTGCATATCGCTAGGTAAATTAGTTTTATCTAAATTCGGTGTATTTCTAATGTATAAATTATTGCCTACTATTAAATTATTGCCTATGTGTGTTATCGGTGTATCATCAAGGACTAAATCATCGTACACCTCCAAATTATTAGGCAAATGAGTTATTTGTGTACGTCCAATGAATAAACTCCCACGCACTGTCAAATTATCAGGTAAATGCGTTATTTGTGAACCCAGCGCGAGTATATCCCAACCTACTTCTGTGATATTAGATAAGTGGGTTACTTGTGTATGTGTAATGTTTAACGACCCATTAACTACAGTTATACCGACAGGTAATTGCTGAACGAGATTAAAAGGGAATTCCGAGAAATCAATACTCCCAGTATTATTATCCGTAATGCGTTCACACATCTCTAGTGTTGGATTGGCATATTCCATACGTAATATTTCATATCCATATAATGCCTCTGGGTTTGTGTGGTATTCGTATAAATTCATTTTATAAATCCTCCGTTGATCCATTTAATAATACTAGGTTTGCGTCCAAGCCACGCATCCTCGGATGATGGGTCATCGTGATTGCTTTTATTTGCTAAAGCTGACAACTCCTCCAAATCAAATCGGTCAAAGGCTGGATTTGTATTTCTCTGCTTCATCAATCGTTCAGCAATCAGCACCACGTAATATCCATTGTTCCAATGATCTTCAAAATCAGTCACTATACTGCGCAATAGATTTGCGAATTCAGGCCAAATAACTTCTTCAGTCCATTCATGCTCGGCAAAATAGGAATCAGTTAAATGTATTATCCCATCAAATTCATCTTGCTGCACCCAGTTCAATAATTCACTAACATATTCGTTATACCTTGATAATGGTATCTTGATCCTATCTTTATAGCCATATAATGTCTCTGGATTTGTGTGTTTGCTGTATAAATTCATCGTTATAGTGTCCTTACGAATCCTTGATATCCAACTGCATATTTTGGATCTTTCATTATATATGGTTCGGCTTCGGGCCATCTTCCGTTTATTACCCACTTAGCATACAGATATGCAGAATATGGATCTTTCATTATATATGGTTCGGCTTCTGTCCATTCATCTTTTATGACCTCATTAGCATACAGAAATGCAGAAGATGGATCTTTCATTATATATGGTTCGGCTTCTAGCCATCTTCCTTCTATTACATACCTAGCATAAAAATATGCATATTTTGGATCTTTCATTATATATGGCTCGGCTTCTGGCCATTCATCTTCTATTACATACTCAGCATAAAAATATGCATATTTTGGATCTTTCATTATATATGGTTCTGCTTCTGACCATCGGTTTCCCATTACCCCACCAGCATACTCATATGCATAATATGGATCTTTCATGATGTAAGGTTCTGCTTCTTTCCATCTGCCTTCTATTACATCTCTAGCATACAGAAATGCATATCCAGGATCTTTCATTATATATGGTTCTGCTTCTTTCCAGTTACCTGTTAGTCTTGCTTCTTCATATGCGAATGATGGGATTTCAAACCTATCTTTATAGCCATATAATGTCTCTGGGTTTGTGTGTTTGCTGTATAAATTCATCGGACTATAGCATCCCCGGAATCTTGGTCAAACAACACCCTAATCTGTTCTGTATCAACCCCAGGAAGTATTATTACATCCAACGATAACACCATCCCATTATGCTGTGAATGATAATTAACGTCCTCTAACACAATCCTCGGATCAGTGTTAATCAACCGTTCAATTTCCGAAGTTACTCTTCGTTCAACATCAACCGTATTAGGTTCAAACAAGTAGTTCCATATAGTCGTACCGTATTCTGGCTTACCAGGTAATTCTCCTTCTCTGATATTCAACATATTAGTTAAATTACGAACCACTAACTCTCTATCAGTCAATGTAAATTTTTTGTGTTTGCTTATTGTGCTGAAACCTTTATACATATTCATACTTATTTAATTGAAATTAATATTATTGGGCCGAATGGATTGAATCACATTCGTATCATGTTCTAGTAAAATATTAACAGGGATGTAATTAGTTGGCAAGTATAACACCAAAGTACGATCAGCTGCCACGGTGATATTATCAGCAGTCATTGAATTAGTATCAATCGCATCAATGTACCGCCTATCATACTGCACAAATCCAGTTGTTCTTTTGGAATTAAGTTTATTATGTGGTTTTACTATAGTTGTCATCTCATATGGCGGAATCATATGGTCTTCGTTCATAACTAGGTTTTCACACATAGATATATCTAAAAACCCATTTATCGTTAAATTAGATATAGGTGGTGATACTATTGTCGCATATGGAGAATGTCCAAATCCTATGGGAACACACCTATTCTCTTCAACATTGTATTGTTCATACCCGACAATACATCCGTCTGTGTCAAATACCGGATTAATAACTTCCTCGTATATTACCCCTGGTATTAATCTACTGCTATAAATCTCAGGCGGATATTCTTTTAATCTTACCAATGAAGTGTTAGATGCATCCAGATACCCATTAACTTCGTCTAAATTATATGGCAACGAGGATATATGATCGCACCCAGATATATCTAAGTACCCATCAAACTTCAACGATGTAGGTATTTGCTCAATTAAGGTATTGGATAAATTTAAATATCCATTCACCACCAAATTCTCAGGCAATGCTCTAATCGGTACATATCTTAAATTTAGACCACCATTTATCGTTAAATCACATGGCAATGATTTAATCGATGTGCCAGTCAAATTTAAATCCCCATCAACAGTCAACCCTTCGGGTGCTGTGCCATGTATTATCATATTAACTATATCCGATGAATCAGATGTAGGTTCTGCTGTTTCAAGGGGGTCACTGATTACTAATTCTGAATTCCATAACCTTTTTATTTTTAGACTCATTTCAATACTCCGGCGGTGGTACTTTGCCATTATTTATTATATTTACTATTTCTTCATCAATAGCAGTTCGTGGGAATTGTTTCCTAACATCAATGCCACTACGATCCCCATACGGCTCGTGAGTCGGCGCTTTGGTAACAATACTATCAATCTTTTCAGGATCAGATACCCATTTTTTGTCATATTTCACATCAGCAAACTTCGTGAGCGGGATCGACGCAACAGATAATGTAGGTGCATCTTGCCAATCAATCCTTGGTGCTACAACCGCATAATTCCCGCCAGCGTTGGTAGTTGTTTGTCCACCAGAAACGGTAGCAATAGTGCCATCACTCTTTACACCTATCTTCATCGTTGATTCAATCGTCACTGACTCTTTGCCTTTTATATTAAAATCTCTGCCAGCATACATATTAATATCATCCTCTGCATGTAAATTAATACTCCCCTCCGTCCGAACATTCACACTATTAGAACTATATAAATCAACAGTTCCTTCTTTGCCAAATTCTAACCACGATTGTCCATTAGCATGCGTAATATAAAAAGTATCACCATCATCACTCATCGTGATTTGATGCCCTTTGCTAGTTCTAATGCGAATATGCTGACTCTTGCCCTCTAAATCCCCATCATCCATCACAAAAGTGTGTCCTCCACGTCTACCAATGACTTTCATATCATCCAATTCAACTGTATCAGATTCTAATTCCTTTTTAATCTCGTTGTCTTTGTACCCAGCAGCATATACTGGTCTGCCGGGTGTGCTTATACCATAAACGGTACTTGGACTCTCTCGTTGGGCAGAAGAGTTAATCGGCCCACGAATCGCATCATCTTCCAAACCCTGTTGATGCATTGTTGACTCAACAGATGTATGCTTTGGCTTTTCTAAATCATAAAATCTCGGATCTTCATTCATCTCCTTGTTTTTATGGTTTATCGTGGTTTCATTATTAGCAATACCAGGAACCATATTCAATAATTCAACAGATGGGATACATCCTACATAATACCCATAGTTTGGATCACCGTTCACGAAAAAACACAATACCTTTATACCAACATCAGGAGGTGTAAACCACATCCCATACGAATTACTGTTACCAGGATATGTGCCAACATCCTCAGTTGTTCCTGAATGGGGTGTTTCCCCATAGAACGGAGACATATAACTCACCGTCCTCCATCCAGTTGGGTCTTTTTTATCTAATTTACTGAACCCTTCTATGTATACTTGCAATCGTCCTGCACGAACTGGATCATTGTTATACATTACTTCGGCTATAAATGGACCACGATCAGACAATGATGCATTGCTATCGGTTCTAAATACACGCCCCCCACCTTTATTACTTGCTATATTATCTGGCATTAGTCATCTTTTACCTGTTGTGCTTCGTATCTTGCATCTTCTTCATCTTCCCGTTGTTCTCTTGTTAACTGATTCTCTAGATGTGTTGTTACTAAATCCTGTGTTATTATCCTAGCTTCGTCTGCTGTTTTAGGATCAGAAGCATGATCACCCCAATGAACCGTTCCGTCAGCATCAGTAGTAGTTATAGTGAATGAGTTCTTCTCTGCTGATTGCTTCTCTAATTGGTCAGCCGTGGGGAATAACATCAATGTTCCTTCCAATGATTGTGTGAACTTACCACTCGCAAACTTACTAGTGATTATATTCGCCCTGTATATTAAACTCATTCTACTTTCACCAGGAATACCACTTCCTACCTGCCTACCATAGTTATCCTTGCCTACCTCTGCCAACCCATTCATTGCATTATAGTCAGTATTGGTGTTGTAATTTATGGAAAATAATACTTCCGATGCATCATAGTTCACTGATCCATCTTGCATAAATGGGCCTAAACCAACCTCTTCTAATGCTACATGTGGACTATAAAAAACTTCACTTTGGGCAATCCAATCTGGATCACCAACTATATCTATCTTCGCATTTGCTTGGTCACTAGGACTATACAAAATACTTGCTGCATTATCTGCTGATTTATTACTTCCACCTTTGCCACCAATAGAACCTTCTGCATCACCAGGTAAATAGTACCGTTTTGTCAATTCCCTTGCATTATTCTGGCGTACTACAACTGGTTCTTGTGCACCCATCGTTTGAAAATACAAATAATTGTATTCCTGTTCAAAGTTTAATACTTCTGTATTTTTACCAGTAAACCAATAATCATACGATTTATGAACTCCTCTATAGGTAGAGGGCGAGAAGTTTTCTGCTTTTATATCATTTACAAAATATCGAGTAACAACATATGTTATCTTGTATGCATAATCATGCCGTTTGTTATCATATTCCAATGGAACTATCTGTGTTCTAATTTTGAACCACTGAAATACCCCACCTGGTTTTTGTTTTAATGCTTTTCCTTCCTCGTCAATTATAACAGTTTGTTGATTAGATATATATGTGCTTGTTCTAACTGCTAGGTCAATGAATTCAGCAATCTTCATCCCAGCTGGGACTGAGAATACTTTTTTGTCGTTATTTACAAACTTCTTAGACTCCATATACTTGTCAATTGCACGTTCATTATAATAATTATTCTGCATCGGTGTATTTTCTAGCCCCCCCAGGTTTGCCACCGATTCATTAGCTATTGAATATCCATCACCCGTCTCTTCAAATTTTATTTCATAAACGTTAGCATGTTCAACCACCATTGTTTCAACTAGTCGCTTCTGCTCTGCATTCAATGCACCAACTAACCCTCGTGTCACAATTTTATCTGTCGCTTTCACGGGCGGGGTTGTTGAATTGCCATTTAATGCATCAGCAACTAATAAGGTATCACCACCAAACAATTGGTTTAGTGTTTGCCCTTCTAACTCAACATTAAACAATATACTAGCGTTAGCAACATTATTTGGCAAATGTGTTTGTGGACACACAGCCCTACATTGATAATCAACTAACCCATTATTAATAGCAAATTTAATCTCAGTAAATTGGAATGGTATGAATTTCTCTGACACCGTTGACGAATCAGTAGTATCAGTGGCCATTCCTAAATCCTTTGCACTTAATGCATTCCCTTGTTCATCATACCCGTAAAACCTAACCACCATTAAGTAGTTTTGCGATGCATAATTAATTCTATCCACACTAACACCCTTGACAATGTTATAATCTTGAACCATCTTATGCAACCGATCCAAGAATGATAACCCATTGGGTTCAGTAATTTTAAAACTCATCTCAAAGGTATTATGCGCTGAACCAGTAGATGTGCCAGATACTAACCCTTTGAATTCAATATCATCCACATAAAAATCCAAATCAAACGCTGAACTTCTTACTGCGCCGAAATTACTGGTTGGGTCAGTATTGTTTATTCCACCACTCTGTAATATTAAAGGCAATCCCTTTACTGATTTCTTCCCTGTGGATATCATTTGTGCATATTCTTGTGCACCCATCATATACATACTGACGGAGTAAGTATATGATCCAAATTTCTTAAATGGGTTCTCTTTTGCTGATATTTTTTCTTTAAACTCACCAGCTATCACTGTCCCATTAGCAGTTGTCTCATCTTTAACCGACACAGGTTCTTCTTTATTTGGTATAGTAGGTGATTCAGTGCCTGTATTACTAGTTCCGGCCCCATCTACATTCATAGTAGAGGATGGTGGGATTGCATTATCTATATTGGGGATGTTTGCGTTTGAAGAGAACCTTCCATTTGACGGAAGTTCAATTTTCATTCCTGTGCCAGGCAACTTAGCCAATGCATCTGATATCTGTTTGGGTGGGAGTTCTGGCTTTTGTGTATTCGCCTTATCTAACAACGCTTTCTGTGCATCGAATACTATCTTACCTGCGCTATTCAAAACTGACATATTAGAATCCCAATGTCTCTTTTAATATTGTCAATTGTGGCAATCTTATACTAGTGCCCTGTTTAAAATCAAATAACGGGTCTTTTAATGTATTTGGATTTCTTTGTGCGAATACCCACCACAGTTCTGAATCATTGTATAAATCATATGCCAATAAATCAGGTCTTAAATTATAAGTCTCATTGATCTCAAACAACCTATCATCTGGTCTTTTGGGAATTGGTCTATTTACTAGCATATCCAAATGATTTCCTCTTATTGAGGTATCAAAATACAGGCTTGTTGTGTTATACATTAATAGAATCCTCTCTTTAATAATTCACCAGTGCCATATTTGTCCATACTATACTGATTACTTACTTGATCTCTTGTTTGTATAGGCAATAAGTTAAATGATACCTCCAATTTAGTAGGAACCCTTGATACACCTTGATTTCCTCTTCTCCTACCCTTTATTGTCATAGTACCACCCCCACTGTCCATTGCTGTCGGTGTAGCACCAGGTTCTAGATCAGCTTGCCATAACCTAGAGATTTTACTACTCCATGATTGATGTCCTGTAGGTTTTGACTCATTATTCATCGTAAATGGGTCTGTATCCGCACCTAGTCGTCCACCAACGCTTGCCTTGATATAATCTACATCATCAGGTAAGTTATAGTTCATAAGCGACACAACACACGGGTGTTCGTTAAACTGATGTTCCCCTAATCCTCTTAAAAACACCAATGGAGGTGGTGAACCTCTGTTTGGGTTTCCAGCGTCTTGTCCATAGAACATCTTAGTACATGATCTTAAAAAATGGATTACTGCCAATATATAGTTTGCTTCTTTGGTATCTTGTGCTGTGAATGTTGCATTAATCAGCATTTCACCAGGATAACTATTTTGGTAGAAATATCCTCGGTAATTGCTATGTGTTAAATCATACTGATTGTATGTAGCATGATAAATTGTATCAATTTTAGGGACATATGGGAATATAACACCATCCGTAGCCCTCAATGGTTCTAATATACCAGCATCCCCAGCTTTATTGTAAAGGTATTCTGCTTGTGGTGCTAAACTCAGTCTAACACGCCAATCATTGGTTGATTTGTTGCTTGCTTTTGCACGCCTTGCTGAATATACATCTTTTGGTATAGGGGCAGGAGGTGGTTCTTGATAATCTTCCCCAGATTTGTCTTTCCGCACGCAATAACCAGCCTCATCATCATATCTCTCATCCTTTGTGCAGCCAAATTCAGTCATATCTAATGTGTTTGGCACACATGACAAATCTTCTTCAGACCAATAATACCCAACTTCACACCCATCAGCATCCACTTCGGGTGGTATAGGTTCACCATTATCCCAATTGGCTGGTATATCGTCTTTTGGTACATATTCACCCAAATCATCATCGTATACCATATTAGGATCATTTTCAGGCAATAACGGTTCAGGTTCGCCATTATCCCAATTGTCTGGTTGATCGCCAATAGGTTCATATTCACCAGTGGCATCATCATATACCATATTAGGATCATCTTCTGGGGATAGTTTTGGTTCCCTTCTTGGATCATCCAATGCCATTTCGTCCACTGGTTTATATTCACCATCCCCTTCATCAAAATATAAATTAGGATCATCTGCTTCTGAAACTAACTCATCATGTGATGTTATCGTGGTTTCTGTTCTTTTTGTTACACCTGCCCATCTTGGGTCATCCTGTGCTAATTCATCATAGGTGACTTCTTCGCCCATATCATCTACAAATGTCGAATTACCATCTTCATCTCTATAAACATTTTCTGTTTTGGTACTATATACGGTGTTTGTTGATCTATCTTCCAAGCCAGGTTGTGTTAGATCAATGGATTCACCCGCCTCAGTAAATGTTACATGTTCAAACTCAGGCACAGAATCAACTGCATATGACGAAGATGATACTGGTGATAAGGCAACATCAGTCGCATATGCAGTTGATCCATCTTCATATTGCACAACTTCCTTCCCAGTGTTCCTCTCTACCCTAGAACCCACTATCGTTCTGCCATCAACTGTTGTGCGATTCGCTTGGTCATTGGGGTTTACGCTGTGGTATACGGTTGACCCATCGTTCTTAGTTTCAACCCACGCGCCAGTATTTCTATCTCTGACAACATTGTACACCGGAGTGGTGACTGCCTCTTGCAATGGAGGGGTATTGCTAGGTGTGCTAGAAAATTCCCGTTGGTGTACAGCGGGTGCATCAGTTGATGGGGTTACATCAGGCTGTATATTTACTGGTGTGGCTGTCAATACTTTAGTAGTAGTAGGCTGACCAACCATATTTTTATTAATATCATATGAGGTTTCAGTCCATTTAGTTTCAACCTCTTGTGATTTATATGCGTTTGATTCTGCCTTCAGTTGTTGCCTACCCATATCCTGGTATACCGGGTCTCGCAACAGTGCTTGTTTCGTCCCCCCATCCCCGATAAAATCGGCACGATATTGCAGCTTCTCAACCGCTATATTATCTGCGTGTGATTGCCATTCAATACTAGTATCGGTATCAATATGTTCAGTGCCGTGTGTGGTTGTTATTGATCCACCACCTGATACCGTTTCAGACACATTACTAACTACTGGGGACACACTGTTTTTTCCTTCTTTCCACTCAGCATATTCCATCGAACTGAATCCGCTTGCTCCAGTTTCTTGCATAAATTGTTCTACGGATGTATCAGACATATAATTATTCCCATTTATAGCATATTTAGCAACATCATAATATACCTACTTAATCAAATAAATAGTTGACTATAAAGCAAAATAAATGTATAATATGTACGATATTCACAAGGAGAGGACATTGCCACGTAAAAGAAATTATTTAAACAACAAAGATATACTAACACAAATTCATTTAAGTAAAAATTCATATTGTACATTTATTAACCCAGCAGAGGATAATATGTATGATTTAATTTTGGAAGACGCAAACAAAATTAATATTAGAACCCTAAAACAAGCAAGGGAAGATCGTGCTAAACGATTGTCAAAGGAATCAGGGGAAATAATAGACCCAAAAACTATAACAAATCAAGATATCATTATCAGAATAATGACAACCGAACATATTCCGCTTGTTCCAAAAAGAAAACAAAAATCACAACCAAAATCACAAAAAGAAAGTATTAATGATGTATTATCGTTGGTAGACCCAGACTTATCAGATGACATCATTGAATGCGATGACAATGATTGCCCAGATGATGTGGAAATGGCACCAATGAAATGTGGATTTCCAGCATTTTTTCATTATAGAATAGATGAGAATAAAGAACCTTACATAGTAGGAAAAAGCCATTGGAAAGGTAGTTTAAAGAACGGTGAATTTAATATGCAGCACGGCAGAGTAACAGATGAGTTAGCTAAAATGTATATGAAACTATGCGAAAGATATGCTACAAGAAGCAATTGGCGTGGATACACATACAATGATGAAATGCGAGGACAAGCATTAGTGCAATTATCGCAGATCGGATTGCAATTCAACGAATTTAAAAGTCAGAACCCATTTGCTTACTATACTGCTGTTATTACTAATTCTTTTACTAGAATCCTAAATAATGAAAAGAAAATGCAAAATATCAGAGATGACATTTTAGAAGAAAATGGTTTAGATCCGAGCTGGACGAGGCAAATGGCAAATGATGCAGAAATTGAAGAATCAAGAAAAAATAGAGTTAAACAACTTAATATCCCGTAAATACTTAACAGTAAAACATATCAAAGAAAGTTGCTTTGGGGATATAACTTTTCCCAAAGCAATTAGCAATGCTAGGCAAATATTATGGCATATTAGCAATAGCATTGATTCAGTGCCATTATGTCCTGTTTGTAGTTCTGAACTTGGATGGCATCCTGACAAAAGAAGATACCGTGATTTTTGCAGTCAGAAATGCACTGGTATAGGAACTAAAGAAAAAGCAGTACAAACATCCAAAGACAATAATGGTGGTGTACACCACACACAAACACAAGAATATAGAGATAAAGTAAAAGAAACCTCATTAAAAAGGTTTAATACAGAACATTATAGCAAAACTAGTGAATATCACCAACGAGTGATAAGTTCAAATTTAAAAACATTTGGGGCAGAATACCCTGCACAATCATCGACTGTATTAGACAAAATGAAATCAACCTCAGTGGAACGATTTGGTGTTGATAATTACGCAAAAACCGATGAATGTCGCAATAAAACAGTTGCTACTAATTTAGAACGATATGGATTCGCAAATCCAACGCAGAATGCAGATATCCAATCAAAAACCAGATCAACCAATTTTGATCGCTATGGGGCAAATTACCCAACACAAAATGAAGCCATAATGACAAAAATAGTGGACACTCGCAGAAAAAACTACTACAGCGAAGACACATTAAGAAAACTAAATGATATTGATTGGTTATCAAATGAACAAAAAACGAGAACTATACAATCAATAGCAGGGGGGTTGGACATCAGCCCTTCAAATTTAGGAAAATTCTATATGAACTACCGAATTCCTATCACCAACGTTAATCCTCATACATCAGATGCTGAAAAAGAAGTGGTTGCTTTTATTCAAACATTGGGTATTACAAACATCATACAGAATGATAAAACCACAATAAGTCCAAAAGAGCTAGACATATTAATACCAGATCACAACTTAGCAATTGAATTCAATGGCACTTACTGGCATACACAAGGAAAAGGAAAAGATAAACAATACCACCTATCAAAAACAACGGCTTGTGAGTCTAAAGGCATTCAATTATTACATATATCTGATTTTGAATGGAGTAATCCAGTATCCCAATCAATTTGGAAAAGTATGATTTCGGTTCGTTTACAAAGAGCTAATAGAATATATGCTAGGAAATGCAAATTAAAAGAAGTATCAACCAAGGATGCAACTCAGTTCATGAAGAACAATCACTTAGAAGGATTTGTGGGTGGTGGGATTAAATTGGGATTATATCATCGTGATATATTAGTCCAATGTATCATCGTTGGCAAGTCTAGGTTTAACAAACGATATCAGAATGAGTTAATTCGTTCTGCAACATTGGTAAATACCGTAGTCATCGGAGGATTAAGTAGATTAATCAAAAACATAAAAGGGTCATTAATTTCGTATGCCAATCGTAAGTATGCGAACGGCAAGGGTTATAATGCAATCGGGATGGTCCAACAGCAGAGCAGTCCCCCAAATTATGTAGTCACTACCAAAAATGGATTAATCGTAGGGTCAAGATATAAGTTCCAAAAACACAAACTAGATAATTTATTGGATAAATTTGACCCCAATATGTCAGGGTGGTCTAACATTCAAGCGAATGGATATGATCGCATATGGGATTGTGGGAATTTAGTATATACATTGAATGCAAAATAGTATATAATACACCAATGGCAAATTTATTTAAAAAAGCACTAGTCTTCAGTGATATTCACCTTGGACTAAAAAACAATAGCATCACGCATAATGAAGATTGTAAAAACTTCATTGATTGGGCAATAGAAATTGCTAAGAAAGAAAAATGCGAAACTGGTTTATTTCTAGGTGATTGGCATCATAATCGTGCAAGTATCAACCTGCATACATTGAGTTATAGTCTTAATGCACTAGAGAAACTAAGTACCGCGTTTGAAAACTTTTACTTTTTACCAGGAAATCATGATTTATATTACAGAGACAAGCGTGATATTCACGGTGCTGAATGGGCAAAACATTTACCTAATATCAAAGTAATAAACGAATGGTTCATTGAAGACAATGTAGCCATTATCCCGTGGTTAGTTCAAGATGATTACAAAAAAGTCAAAAAAGTAAAAGCCAAGTATGTATTTGGTCATTTTGAGTTACCACATTTTAAAATGAATGCTAATATTTCAATGCCTGATACTGGCGAAGTTAACGCCAAGGATTTTACTAAAATAGATCGTGTCTTTTCTGGACATTTCCATATGCGCCAGAAACAAGAAAATATTGAGTACATTGGCAATTGTTTCCCACATAATTTTGCTGATACTGATGATGTTGATCGTGGATGTATGACATTAGAATGGGACAAAGAACCAAAATATCATAATTGGGAAAATGCACCACTATATAAGGTGACCACATTAAGTGCTATTTTAGAAAATTCAGAAATATTAAAACCCAATATGTATGTTCGTGCAGTAACTGATGTTGAGATTAGTTATGAAGAATCAATGCTTTTAAAGGAACAATGCATGAAGGACAATAATTTACGGGCACTGACATTAATTTCAGAACAGACAATAACAGATGATGAATTAGTTGATGTGAATACACAGATACAATCAGTAGATGAAATAATCAGTACCCAGCTAACAAATATCACATCTGAGTCATATGACTCCAATTTATTAATTAAAATATACCAAAATTTATGATTAAATTCAAAAACTTAACAATAAAAAACTTCATGAGTATCGGAAATGCTACTCAGGCAATATCATTGGATCGTACCGATTTAACATTAGTACTCGGTGAGAACCTAGATCTAGGTAGCAATGGGTCAAGAAATGGTGTTGGAAAAACATCTCTCATTAATGCATTAAGCTATGCATTATACGGTGGTGCATTGACCAATATCAAAAAACCCAACCTAATAAATAAAACAAATGTAAAAAATATGTTGGTTAGTATTGATTTTACGAAAGACAATAAAGCCTACAGGATAGAGCGAGGAAGAAAACCGAATGTGCTTCGATTCTTTATTAATGATGAAGAACACATGGATGATGACGCACAAGGTGATAGCAGAGAGACACAGATGTTAATTACCTCTGTATTAGGGTTAAGCCATGCAATGTTTAAACATATAGTAGCACTCAATACATACACTGTGCCATTCTTAAATCTTAGCGTGAAAGACCAACGTGAAATTATCGAAGAACTGATGGGGATCACTCTTTTATCAGAGAAAGCACTAATGCTGAGAGATGAAATCAAGGAATCAAAAGATATCATCAAAGAAGAAGATATTATCATTGCAACTATCAGTAACACCAATGCAAAGATACAAGAACAAATCACAAGCATAAAGATAAGCGAAACTGAATGGGATACATCTCATATTGATACCATTGCTAGTTTATCCAATGATATAAAGGATTTGCAATCAATAGATATTGACGGCGAGATCAATAATCATGGGCTAGTAGATGAATGGAACATTGAACAAGATGAATTGAAACATATACTTAGTGTTGAATTGGAGGAATATAACCAACTAACTGATCAACTTCAAAAGCAATACATCACCGATTTAGCTGAGTACAACAATGTAAAAGATTTACATCAGAAGCAATACAATGATGAGTTGGGGAACTACAACACATTATCTCGTGATGAAGCAGATGCACATCAGCTAATGGTTACAGCATTACAATCCACCTACACTGATCAGCTACAAGAGTTTGAGTCATATGAAAGTATGTTAACTGTGTACAACGATAAACATAATGACCTCGAAGTATTAAATCAACAAAAAAGTGAGGTGTCTAATAACATTACAATTACCCAAGGTAATAAATGTCCATTATGCAAGCAAGATGTTGATGATCACAACCACACCGACTTACTGAAAAAGTTATCAGATGAGTTAAGTGTCATAGAGGATAAAATGGATACTCTCTCTGATGCCATATCGGAGTTAGAAACCACTATCACTAGCACAAATGAAGTTATTAGACCGAATGAACCTATTTTACCTGAATTAACTAGTGAACTCACTAAACCGACACTAACTGCATTAGGTGTTGATATTCCAACACTAACAAAACCGAAAATAAGCAAACCTGTAATGGGGATTGGTAAAACTAAACCAATAACATTATATGATACATTAAAGCAAGCACTAGAACATAAAAATTTACTTGGTAATTTACAGGTCAAGTTAGCAGACGAAGAAAAAGAGCCTAATCCATATACCATTCAAGTCAAGGACATGGAGACTAATCTAATACAAACAATTAATTACGATATCATCAATGAAACAGCGATATTACTAGATCATCAGGATTTCTTGTTAAAATTACTTACCAATAAGGATAGTTTTATTCGTAAATCCATCATTGAACAAAATTTAGGATATCTGAATACTAGGTTATCATTTTATACGGCTAAAATTGGGTTACATCAGGAAGTCAAGTTCATTAATGATTTATCTGTTGAAATCACAGAAATGGGGCAGGATTTAGATTTTGATAATCTATCACGAGGCGAGCGTAATCGAGTTATATTATCATTAAGTTGGTCATTTCGTGATGTATGGGAGAGTTTATACACACCAATTAATGCTATTTTCATTGATGAAGTCATAGATTCTGGGATGGATGCAATCGGTGTTGAGAACAGCTTATCTATTCTCAAAGGAATGGCACATGAACGACAAAAGAGTTTATGGTTAATTAGTCATAAAGATGAACTAGCTAGCAGAGTAAATAATGTATTAACTGTTACGAAAGAAGATGGGTTTACTACATTCAACGACGGGGAGCAATATGATGCCATTTAAACTAGCAAATATCACCGAATACCAATTAGAAATTACATCAGGGTGCAATGCTAGTTGTCCACAGTGCCCTAGAAATATTAACGGGGGTAATGTGAACCCATATTTAGATGTATCACACTTATCACAATACGCAATTGAAACTGCATTTACTAAAGAAATATGTGAATCTACCAAACGAATATTTTTTTGCGGTAGTTATGGCGATCCCATTGTTCATCCCGACTTCTTAGCTATTTTAGCAGCCTTTAGAAGAAAAAACCCAACACTATGGTTGTTTATACACACCAATGGCAGTGTCCACAACGCATCATATTGGAAAAAAATGGCAGGTATAATAGGTGATTATGGTCACATTGACTTTAATATTGATGGATTAGCTGATACTAACCATATATACCGTAGAAATACCGATTTTAATACAATCATAGACAATGCCCAAACATTTATTAATAATGGGGGTAAAGCAAATTGGAACTTTATAGTGTATAAACACAACGAACACCAAGTCGATGAAGCACGGTTGTTATCTTCCATAATAGGTTTCAGCGAATTCAAAACAAGGTCTACTGGGCGGTTTTTAAACCATTGCACAATGGAAGAAATGGATGGATGGCCTATAGAAAATAGATTAGGTGAACAAGTAGGTATACTGGAGGTTCCACTCAATGAAGAATACCACAATAAAAGTTTAGCGGCGTTGCCTAAACTCAAACAAGAAACCAATATATCAGAATATTTCAACAATACACGCATCCAGTGTGATGCACTAAACGAACACAACGCAAATAATGATTACAACAAAAAAGATGAAGGCAAAGTATTAATAAATGCTGATGGGTGGGTAATGCCTTGTAATTTTTTCAATCATAATTTACATGATGCTAGATTCCACGACCGGTATATACTTCCAGGTAGCAATGATTTAAGTTTTTTGCCAAACGGAAAGAACCAAATACAAGATCTCTTTAGCAGACACAATGCAAAATCAGAGTTGAATATTAACCATACTTCATTGCATAACATATTTCAAAATAGCTTCTGGGATGAAATTACCGATGGGTTTGATAAAAATATCAATGATGGTCGCATATTCGAATGTGCCATGACATGTGGTGAAGAATTGCACAAAGTATGGGATCAGGTTCCTCCTTCGACACCAGCATTCTTGATAACCGGTGGCAATAGAGGATTAGGATTAGAAATAAAAAATAATTTCAATGGAACATCAATTGCTAGGTCAGAAGACAACGATATCATGGCAGATATAACTAGTAATAGTGATTTAGAACGCATAGCATTGGAAAGTTTAAAGTATGATGTTTTTGTGAATTGTGCGTTTGATGGGCCACCTGGTGAAGAATGGACTAATTTCGCCCAAGTTAACCTACTAATAAAAATATATGACATTTGGAAAGAAAATAATAAAGAAGGTCACATAATAAACATTGGTAGCATCGGTGAAAAGAATATAGTCGCACCAGAACCAACATTCGAACGGTATAGAATAGCAAAATCAGCATTAGCACATGCTAGTAAACAGTGCACCAACGCATTTAAGAACGATTTTGTTAAATTCAGAACAAGTTTATTATCCATTGATAGGCTTGATACACCCATTACTAGGTCAAATAAATCATGGACGGGTAATGGATTAGATTGCGGTGATGTAATAAAATCCATAGAATATATTTTAAGCATAAACAGTAATACATGCATTGAAGAAATAGTTTCATGGGTAAATTACAAATACAAAGGCACGTAACAAAGGCATATAACAAAGGCATATAACAAAGGCATATAACAAAGGCATATAACACATTTTTTGGTCTATAATCTATTGATAGTCTAGCTTGGGACGGTTAACACAAGCGGTAACACTCCCCACAAGTGGAGGACACCTAATCCCTGGGCAATAGCAGGGATCATAGCTACTACCCCTCTGGGGATGAAGATGCAATGCGCCTCGTATTAATGCGTTTAGCTATGAGATAAGGATACGATTATAGGCTAAAAGATGTTGCTCTGAAAGAAAAAAGATTCAACAACAAATTCAAATAATGTGTTTCGATAGTGAATATTATTTGAATTCCCGTCATAAATGTAATTATTGGTAGTAAGGAGAATGAACCCAATTGTATTACGCAAAGTTCTAGGGTAGAAGGTATTCGGATGACCGCCTTCGTGTTTATGTGTATAGACCATAAACAATCCCTTATCACATCTGTCCGACCGCGGCTCACACGAAGAGTAGGCTATTGGATTTAACTTTGTTTGTCCATCGGATAGGCAAAGTTTGTCCAAAAGGTCTACACGAATATATAAGGTCAACCAATAACATAAAATACAATTGGCATAGTAATATTACCTTAATTAATCTATATACCGTATCATTGGAATTAAAAATGGGAATGAGTGCCAACGAGTTCCCAGATGCCGTAAGGCATCTCTACACTATTAATATAATTTAACACTTTGGTATATGTAAGGATAGGTTTAATATATAGCGACCTATTAGAAATAAAATAGGTTTATCATCTATTCTATTAAAAATAAGGTAATCCTGTTTTCTTGGTAGTTTCTAAATTATCTTTAATGATCTTATTAATTGTAGACCTTTCATCGTATGATAGCTGAAGTGCTTGCACATATGAAACTCCACCACGCATGTTCCAACTGATCCTTAATGCTTCCTCCCTTATGCTATTAGCTTCCTTTTCCATGCCATCCAACTCTTTACTGATATCTTCTGCACTAGAAACTAATAGCTTTATCCGAAAAAATTTGACATATCCAATGTAAACGGCTGTTCATATTCATGCCCACATTCTTTTTCGTTGCATTTAATATTCAATGGTTTAAGTTCATTATCATTCTTCATTCCAATGACATAATCTTTTATGCGTTTATATACGACTCTGTCGCAATTATGCAAAAAATCATTGATGAAATCTTCTTCCTTGACTATATTATCTGGAGTTTTGATATAATTGATATTTTGGGTTAGTGCTTTGAGTGATAATTCTGTCATGCTAGCAAATGCAGCAGATAATCGTTTGAGTTTTTCCTCCTCCTCCATTTCTGCATCTTCTAGTACACTTGCCAATTTTTGTTCTTCAAATTGAATTACGCTATTTTCATTGATTTGCTTATATGACAATGGTTTGAAGAAGATATTTAAATCACCAATATTCACTGATTTCTGGTAATCCGGTGATTTAAGTTGATCTAGTATCGTGCGTAAATCCAATGAATAAGTAGCAGTTTCCTTACAGGCAGGGCATGTAGTATCTATTTCCATTGAATGTCCGTAACTTGCAATTCTAATGGATGCTAATATAGCATCAAAATCAACTGCGGGAATGATCCAAGGATCTAGGATATTAGGCACACAACTTTTGATAACATTCATAACTGCGGTGCCATTGTACAATGCATCTGGTGTTCTGTATGTTATTTCATCAATTGCTGTCATTGGGTAAATCGGCAATTCGTTATTTGGTGGCATATCTAATGTATTTTCTGGATAAAAGTTACCATTGCTTGGTAATTTTAGGTAGATACTTGGTTGTCTGAAATAGTTGGATAGCGGGTTGTTTGACATAATTTTTCCTAATATAAATAAGTGTAAATATATTTATTAAACATAAACTACGGATAATATAAACCATGTCAACTACTGATCAAATAGCACAAATAACCCGTCTTCTGAACCAATTCGCGTCAACATTACCAACCCATGAAGCAGCATTATTGCGTGCTGATCTAGCTGCATTGTCTAATAGCGTTAATAGTGCTAACCGAAGTATAGGCGCTTTTAGCAATGAAGCGATGCGAGGGGCAAGAGCAATTGCGTCATCAACTGCATCATTTGCTGGATCATTAGGCAAAGGACAAACTGCTATATCATCAATTAGTGGTATAATAACGGCAATGTCTGGATCTCTTGCTGACGTAATCTCTGCGATCCCACAACTAGGTGTAGCTGGTAAGTTCGCCGGTGCGGCAATTGAAACAATGGGGAAAGCGGCAGCATATACAACGGGAGTATTAGATGATGGTCTAGGGTCATTCCAAGAATTAAGTCGTGTTGGTGGAATTGGTTCTGATAGTATTGCTGGACTTGCGAAGGATATCCACGCTGCTGGTATCCCGTTGAAAATGTTCAGTGGTCTTATTGCTGGGAATAGTAAACAATTAGCTGCCTTACAAGGCACCACCAGTGATGCAAGAAGTGAATTTGCTAATGTAATGGGTGGTATGCGTAAGGGGATGAATAAGGAATTACGTAAGATCGGATTTACAACAGAAGAAATCAGCGAAACTGTTATTAACTTTGCAGATTTGCAACGTAGGTTAGGCAGAGGACAACGGTTGGATAGTGTTCAGTTACAGGAACGAACCCAACAGTATGCCAAGGAATTAGATAAAGTCTCTAGACTTACTGGAATGCAACGCGAAGAACAACAAAAACTAGTAGATGCTGCAATGCGCGAAGGTCGTTGGCGTGCTACTATAGAAGATCTGCACCCAGGACAGGTAATGCAAATGAATATCTTGAATAATTCGATGTCTGCATTTAGTGGCGAAATGGCATCAGGGTTACGAGACCAAGCATCGGGTTTCACTCAATCGGAAGCGGCACAAAAATTATTCCGCTCAACCAATGGTGCATCCGTTAAAATAATGGAAAAAGTCAAAAGTGGGCAGCTGTCTGCACATGAAGCAATGATAGCTTTCCAAGAAGCAGTAAAAGCCAATAAAGCACCGATGAAATCATTAAATCAATCTATTGGTGATAGTGCTGGTGTTTATGTGAGATACCACGAATCAATGGATCTAATGACAGCAGATTTCAAAGACTTAGGTGACGCTGTTAAGCATCAACAGAAGCAAATGGGGGCAGATTCTGACCCAACCACTAAGGCATTAGTCTCATTGCAGGTGGCATTACAGCAAGCAAGTGCTAGTATCACAGCGACATTAATGAATTCCCCGAATGTGGCTTCAACATTGGATAGCGCCGGGGAGAAGTTTGTTGTTGGCACGAATCTGTTTTATGACACATTCAAAGGTGATTTTTTTACTGATGCAACTCCAAAACGCCCAGCGACCGAATCGGAAGTAAGTCTGCAAGATTTAAACATTGAACGCAGAAAATTATTAATTGAAAAGGCAAACTTAAATGTGCCACCCACCCACAAAATGAAAATGGCAGGTATAGAAAATCCACTCACACCTGAAGAAACGGCTAGATCAACTGCGATTGATAAGCGGGTTGACGAAATAAACATCCAAATAAAAAAACTTAATGCAGTTATTAAAACAGAAACTGAAAAACGCACAGACAGTGTTTCTGCTATATTAAAACAAATGGGCATTGAGAAAACTGAACGAGAGTCGCTATTTACACCACTGCCCCCGTTGCAAAGTAGCATTAATGCACTACTAGAAAAAGATCATGATATATTATCAGACACTATTACAAAAGCAGGTGGTGCACAAATAAAAGCATTATTAGACCAAGCAACCACCGATGGTGTTGATATTAATAAAGATAGCAAATTATGGCAAAAAATATATGAAGTAATTAGAGAGACATCTGAGAGTACTGGTATGTTTAGTGCTGGAAAAATAGAAGTGGTATTCCCAGACGAAATAAAAGTATTGCCTGGTACTACACCTATAGATGTAAATGTTATAGAAAAGTCATCTCATGCAGTGCATTCATCACCTGAAATGGTAAAGGGTGGGGTGTTATCTGGACCAAAATCTGGGTATAATGTGACTATGCATGGCACCGAAGCTGTTGTCCCACTCCCTGACAAGAAAGGTATCCCAGTAAATGTACAAGCAGGAACATCAAATAATAAACATATTGAACTACTAGAAAAACAAGTAAATAAGCTAACTGCTGTTGTTAAAGCAATTGAGGATAACACAAGCATATCCAACAAGATACTTCGAGTAACACAAAATTAGGAACTAAATAAGCAATATGTCATGGAAAAAATATTTTAAAGCAGCAGATAATACCGGTGTAATGAGTCCTATTAGTGGGGCGCAAGGTGGTAAGTTCGGATTTAAGAACTATCAAAGTAGGTTACCAGAAGTTTATTCAGGACATCCAAATCGTGTTAATCGTTATAATCAGTACGAAGCAATGGATATGGATAGTGAAATAAGTGCTTGTTTAGATATTATTTCAGAGTTTAGTACACAAGACAATGATCAAAATAGCACACCATTTGATGTTGATTACCACGAGAAACCAACTGATAATGAAGTCAAACTCATTGAACAGAATTTAAAACAATGGTGTAAATTAAACCAATTCAAAAAACGTATATTTAAGTTATTCAGGAATACACTAAAATATGGAGATCAGGTATTTCTCCGTGACCCAGAAACATTTGAATTATTCTGGGTAGACATGTCCAAGGTTGGGCGTGTTATTGTTAATGAAAGCAAAGGCAAAGAACCAGATCAATACATAATACAAGATATTAACCCTAATTTTGAAAATTTATCAGTGGCAACAAAAACCACAGATGATTTTGGAATTACACCAATGTCTGGCGGTATTTCTCCACAACAACAACAAGTGTCAAATCCGGTGGCTGGTGAAGGAACACGCTTCGGTGCTGCACAAAGAGAAACAACAGTAGATGCTAAACATATTGTTCATTTAAGTTTAACCGAAGGATTAGACTTGAATTGGCCTTTTGGTACAAGTATTCTTGAAAATATTTTCAAAGTATACAAACAAAAAGAACTATTGGAAGATGCTATTCTAATATATCGCGTTCAACGTGCGCCTGAACGAAGAGTATTTTACATCGATGTAGGTAATATGCCATCACATATGGCAATGAGTTTTGTTGAACGAGTTAAAAATGAAATCCACCAACGTAGAATACCAACCCAATCAGGCGAGGGTGATAATATGTTGGATGCTACATACAATCCATTATGTATTGATTTAGAAACAAGAATACCATTGTTAGATGGAAGAACCCTGACATTACAGCAAGTTATAGCAGAATATAATGATGGTAAGGAAAATTGGGTATATAGTGCAGATCCTGTATCGGGTAAAGTAGTACCAGGTGAAGTGAAATGGGCTGGTGAAACACGTAAAAACACAGAAGTATTAAAATTACATTTAGATAATGGAGAGACATTAACTTGTACCCCAGATCATAAAATTCCAGTTTTGGGGAAAGGGTTTGTTGAAGCGAAAGACTTATCAATTAATGATAGTTTGATTTCATTTGAACATGCGGTTAAAAGCACAAATAAGATGACCAAACTTGTTCCCCTTCGTGAAACAATGGACACTGGGTGTTTAAATGTTGATAATGAATACCATACTTTTGCAATAGAATCAGGTATTTACATAAAAAATTCAATGCAAGAAGATTATTTTTTCCCGCAATCAGCGGAAGGACGTGGTTCTAAAGTAGATACATTGCCAGGCGGGGACAATCTTGGTTGTTTTGCATTGGATACCAAAGTGAAATTATTAGATAACCGCAATCTTAGTATTTCTGAAATAGAAGCTGAAATGAAGGATGGGAACGAGTTGTGGGCATATAGTTGTGATCCTATCACTGGAAAAATTGTGCCGGGATTGATATCATGGGCTGGTAAAACAAGGTCAAATGCTAAAGTTCTTAAAATTGTATTAGATAATGGGGAAGAAATAGTTTGTACTCCTGATCATAAGATACCACTGCCAGGTATTGGGTTTGTTGAAGCCAAAGATTTAACAATTGGACAATCTTTGATTCCGTTGTATACAAAGAATAAAGAAATATCTAAGCATGCAAAACGTGACTATGAAATGGTGTATGACAACGAATCTAAAAAGTGGGTATATACACATAGGTTAGTAGCGAAATACATGAGATCGAATGGATATTCTACTGAAAAGGTGTTTGATGAAGATTATATTTCAAGTTCAAAAAACACCATTCACCATAAGGATTTTAATCGTTATAATAACTCTCCTGCTAATTTAACATGGATGAACTTCACAGATCATACATTGTATCATCAGGATAAAGGATTTTCAAAAGAAGCACAGGCATTGGGTACTCTCGCGGCAAGGGATAAAATGTATTATTTAAAAGAACATGATCCCGAACAGTACAATGACATCATAAAACGACAAACACAGGGTAGATCACGATGGTATGAGTCGCTGACTAGTGATGAAATTGATGCACTTAATAAAAAACGGTCGGTGGGTGTGAAGAAATATTATAAAAATTTGACTAGTAATGAAAAAGAAGAGAGAAAGCAAGTCAGCCGAACTAATTGGTATAAAGGAACCGAAAAATTCTTAGCACTACTAACGGATGACACCTTTAGGCAAGAATATGGTAATAAAATCTCGGCAGGACAATCCAAATCAAAGATTGATAACCCTGAATTATGGAAAAACCGAAGTGCAAAAATAACAGAAGCTAATATTATTAGATGGCAAACCGATGGGTACTATGATAGTGTATTTAAAGATCAAAAAATTAAGTTTAATTCTGATATGTATGAATTTGTGTCAACTCTGTATGTGACACATAAAGTAGAGCATGCCGGTGATTTCACGTCTATTATTGGGAATAATAGTACATTTATGCAGATGTATGCTGCTGCGAATACTAAGGTTCATAGTAATACCAAGGTTGATAAATTCTCGGTTAGGCACTTGCACAAGTTATTAAAGCAAATGAATCACACATGGGAATCATTTAAACTTATTCATTCTTACATTGTTCCCGATGATATATTGAATGATTTAATATCACAATATGATAATCAGATGTCACAGTATGATTTTATCTCAAAGTTAAAAGATAATAATCATTTGTTGTCAAGTAGACATAAGGTTATTAACCATTTAAATAAATGTGGTATTGATAATTTCAAGACATTTAAAGAATTCGCCGAGTATAAGAACCATAGAATTGTTGATATAATTTATTTAGATGACACTATAGATGTCGGCACATTATCTATTGACCAAGATGAATTACATCATGATTATCACACATTTGCACTAAGTGCTGGGGTTTTTGTTAAGAATTCAATTAATGATCTACTGTATTTCAACAATAAATTAGCACGTGGTCTAAGAGTACCAAGTAGTTATTTGCCATCTGGACCAGAGGATAATACTGCACCAGTAAATGATGGGCGATTAGGAACAGCATTAATACAAGAGTATAGATTCAACCAGTATTGTATTAGATTACAGAATGCTATTGGTGAAATGCTTAATAAAGAGTTCAAGATGTTTTTGGCTTGGCGTGGATTTAATATTGATGCTAGTTTATTTGACATATCATTTGGCGAACCACAAAACTTTGCTAGTTATAGACAGACTGAACAAGATGCATCTAGGGTAGGGACATTTGCATCACTAGAACAATATCCATATTTGAGTAAACGTTTTTTACTTGAACGCTATCTTGGTTTATCAGAAGAAGATATGACCAAGAATGATGAACTATGGGCAGAAGAGAATAAGGAAGTAGAAGAAGTACCAACCGAGGGTTCTGATTTACGTGGTGTTGGTGTGATGCCTGGTGGAATGGAAGGCGATATTGGCATGGCTGATGATTTAGATATGATGGGTGAGATGTCAGATGATATGGGACCAGATGGAATGGAAGGTGATATGGGACCAGAAGCACCTGTGCCACCCCCTGCCTAATATATATGAGAGTTAGTGAACTTATAATAGAAGAGATTGTTACTGTTGGTAACAATGATCATCTATACGCTGATCTTAAAGATGTGGCTAGTTGGATGGATACAACTGTTGATAACTTGCACATAGAAGTAGATATGGTTCCAATTGCACATTTTGAAACTCAGATTAAGGAAATGTATAGTACATATGATGAATACCCCAGTGATGCGGCAAGAACCGAAAAGATAATGGATCAACTCAATACAGGTGCATCGCCATTGCCTGTATATGTAGATATTGCAGATCCAACGCAATTGATAATGGAAGGCAGACATAGAATGGTAGCATTTTGGTTATTGGGATTAAATGAAATACCGGTAGCATATGTTTTTAACAAAAGCAAACATTCGCACTATATTACATAAACTACGAACCTTGATTTGATAGAATAGGTAGAATTAATAAATACAATTATGTTAATAAATGAAATGTATGGCGAAGGTATTCCTGGTTATCAGGATGTGGAAGATGATGGAAGTAAAGTCACAAAAGATGATTTACGGAAGACTAGGCTCACCCTAAAACAAATTAATAAATTGCGTCAGATGAATGATGTAAGAAATTTTGAATTCAAAGAAAAACTCAAAAAGGTACAACGGCAATATGCTGTTCCAGCCGAAGCACCCCCCCAATTTTAAAAAATAAGCCAATTATTAATGTTTTATACCATTTTTAATGCTTTATCTACCCAAATCTTGTAAGTTATTGTAAATACAACGAACAGTACTGGCACACCCAAATAATTTGTGGTGTCCGAATTAAACCACAAATTAAAGGAAAAACGAAATGAATAAATTTGAAAAGTTAATTGAATATGTAATTAATGATGAAGAGAACAAAGCAGCTGATCTATTTCACCAGATCGTGGTAGATAAGAGTCGTGATATTTACGAGGATTTAATGCAAGCTGACAAGATTGATGACGAAGATGTTGAGGACGTTGAAAAAGAAGTAGAAGCTGATGAAATCAATGAGGATGACGATGAAATGACATTCGGGGGTGATGATGGTGAAGCTGATGAAATAGCATTCGGGGGTGATGAAGATTTCGGAGATGAAGAAGAAGGTGAATTTGATATTGAAATGGGTGCACCAGAAGGCGATGTAGATTCAGAAGATTTAGAAGACCGCGTTGTTGATCTAGAGGATAAACTTGATGAACTAATGGCTGAATTCGATGATTTGATGGGTGATGAAGAAGGTGGAGAAGAATTTAGTGATGCAGAATTTAGTGATGAATTATCATTAGATGATGAGGAAGGCGAAGAGTTCGGTGATGAAGAATTTAGTGATGAATTATCATTGGATGACGAAGAAGAATTTGAAGAATCAACCAACCCAGGGTTTTTTGAAGGCGCAGCATTAAAACCTGCACCAAAACCAACTACATCTGAGGAAGGTTCTATTAATAAGAAATCAACCAATGCAAATAATGCAGGTGGAAAAGGAAGAACAAATGGTGCTAAACCAGTAAAAGCTGGATCAGCAGAAGAGAAAGGTCGTGGTAAAGTATCAGTTGGTTCTTTAACTACTGCAAACACTGAGGCTAAACCATTGCAAAAAGTTTCCAAGGGTATTTCTAAGAAGAAAGGTGATAGCGTTAAATCAATCGCTAAACAGAATAACAAGTAAGGATAATTTATAATGGCTTACCTACAGGAAAATTTATCATATGATGCTGCTAGTATAGTAGTTGAATCACGTGGTGAAGGTGACAAAAAATCACTCTTTATGAAAGGTATGTGTATACAAGGCGATGTCCAGAACGCTAATCAGCGTGTTTACCCTGTGAATGAAATTGGTAGTGCTGTAAAAACTATTAATGAACAGATACAGGGTGGATATTCAGTATTGGGTGAATTAGATCATCCAGAAGATTTAAAAGTAAACCTTGACCGTGTCAGTCATATGATCACAGAAATGTGGATGGATGGTGCAAATGGTTTTGGTAAGTTAAAGATTTTGCCTACCCCAATGGGTAAGTTAGTTGAAACTATGTTAGGTGCGGGTGTTAAATTAGGTGTTTCTAGTAGAGGGAGTGGCAATGTCAATGAATCTAATGGAAATGTCAGTGATTTTGAAATAGTCACAGTGGATGTTGTGGCACAGCCGAGTGCACCAGGTGCATATCCAACTGCCATTTATGAAGGGTTGTTGAATATGAATGGTGGACATAAGATGCTAGAAATGGCAACTGATGCAAGAGAGAGTTTAACTGCACAGAGATACTTAGAAAAAGGGTTAAAATCCTTAATTAAGGATCTTAAAATATGACACAAGCAATTGTGTAAACGAATTAAACAGATTCGTTATATGAAGAATCTGTGAGGAATTGGTACATAAATAAATGTATTAATATGCTTGTTTTTAAAAGCAAGTTATAATGGTAAAAAGGAAAAACATTATGTTAGATGCATTAAAACCACTGCTTGAAAGCGACTTAGTGAATGATGATACTCGTGTAGCTATCCAGGAAGAATGGGAAGTAAAGCTAACCGAGACTCGTGAAACTATTCGTGCGGAACTTCGTGAGGAATTCGCAGGTCGTTACGAGCATGACAAAGAAACAATGGTTGAAGCATTGGATAAAATGGTAACAGATGGTCTTAAAAACGAAATCACAGAATTAGCAGAAGATAAAAAATCTTTGGTTAAAGATCGTGTTAAGTTCCAAGCTAAAATGGCTGAAAATTCACAGAAGTTTAATGAATTTATGGTTACTAAGTTAGCGGAAGAAATTAAAGAATTGAGAAAAGACCGATCGATACAAACAGAAGGGTTTAAGAAGTTAGAACAATTCGTTGCTAAGTCATTAGCGAAAGAAGTTGTTGAATTTGCGGAAGATAAGCGTGATTTAGTTGAGGCTAAAGTACGTCTGATCACTGAGGCGAAGGATAAACTTACTAAACTTAAAAATAACTTTATAGCAGAATCATCTGCCAAAGTTAAAAATGTTGTTACTAAACGAATCCATAGTGAATTATCACAGCTACAGGAAGATATTAAATCTGCCCGTGAAAATGATTTCGGTCGTAGAATTTATGAAGCATTCTCTACTGAGTTCTTAACAACTCACTTAAATGAGAGTGCAGAAGTTCGTAAATTACAAAGCGAAGTTAAAGCAAAGGATAATAAACTGGCGGAAGCTAAGAAAACAATGACTAAGGCGAAAGTCTTAATCGAGAGTAAAAACAAGGAAGTGCGTATGATTACCGAAAGTAACCATCGTGCTAAGGTTCTGGATGATTTGCTTGGTCCTCTTAAAGAAGACAAAGCAGAAATTATGCAGAATTTATTAGAAAGCGTACAAACATCTCGTTTATCAGGCGCTTTTGAGAAGTACTTACCAGTAGTTCTTGAAAACAAACAGACTAAAGTTAATCACAAAAAGAGAACTTTGACTGAAAGTAGAAGAGAAATAACTGGTAATAAAGTAAAAGAAGTAGCTATGGCGGATAATGTCGTTGACATTAAACGTTTAGCAGGACTTTAAGACATCAAATAGGAGAATATAACAAATGTCACAAGAACTATTAGAAAGCCGTTGGAGCGAGACTAAAGATGCCCTTTTAGAAGGGTTGAATGGAACAAAGCGTTCATCTATGGCGGTAATTTTAGAAAATACAAAATCATACTTGGCTGAATCAGCTACAGTAGGATCTACGGCTTCAGGTAATGTTGCTACACTTAATCGTGTAATTTTACCTGTCATCCGTCGTGTTATGCCAACTGTAATTGCAAATGAATTAGTTGGTGTACAACCAATGCAAGGACCAGTAAGCCAAATTCATACATTGCGTGTGCGTTATGGTACAACAATGAATGATTCAAGCGTAGCCAATGCTGATACCACTGCTGGTGATGAAGCATTGAGCCCATTTAAGATTGCTACCGCATACTCTGGTGGCAATGGTGCTACACAGTCTAGCTATCAAGGTGCTTCCACATCAAATATGGAAGGAACTGGCGGTCGTAACATTAGTGTTCAACTCTTGAAACAAGCAGTTGAAGCTAAGACTCGTAAGTTACAAGCACGTTGGACTTTTGAAGCGGCACAGGATGCTAACTCAATGCATGGTATTGATGTTGAAGCTGAAATTATGGCTGCTTTAGCACAAGAAATCACTGCTGAAATTGATCAAGAGATTCTTTTATCTTTACGTTCATTGGCTAATACAGAATTCACATACGATCAGTCTACCGTTTCTGGTACTGCTACGTTCGTGGGTGATGAACATGCTGCATTAGCAGTATTGGTTAATCGTACTGGTAACTTAATTGCACAACGCACACGCCGTGGTGCTGGTAACTGGGCTGTTGTTAGTCCTGCTGCATTGACTATTCTGCAATCAGCTACTACATCAGCGTTTGCACGTACTACCGAAGGTACATTTGAAGCACCAACTAACACTAAGCTAGTAGGTACATTGAATAGTGCTATGAAGATTTATGTTGATTCATATGCTTCTGATTCACAGGCTGTGTTGGTAGGTTATAAGGGGTCAAGCGAAGCTGATGCAGCTGCGTTCTACTGTCCATATATCCCACTAATGAGTTCAGGAACAGTACTTGATCCTAGCACTTTTGAACCAGTAGTTTCATTCCTTACTAGATATGGTTATGTAGAATTAACAAATACTGCAAGCTCATTTGGTAACGCGGGTGATTATCTAGGTGAAATTGCCGTAGCTAACTTATCATTCCAGTAAGTTAAATAAGCAATAACCTTATTAAAACCACCCTTCGGGGTGGTTTTTGTGTTATGCTACACCTAACCATCCCAATAAAAGGTATACTGTATCATTGCAATGAGTAAAAAACATAAACAACATATTATTGAACTAATTCGGGAAAAGCCAAAGCATTATTCTCAAATTATAAAAAGAGATCCTGAACTTAATGAGTGGGTATTATATAATACATTAGTGGAGAGTTCAAAATACAATGAAATGATATATAGTGCATTGTCACAAGAAGATGGCGTGTGTAGATATGGCAACAATAAAGGGTTTGCTAGGATATCATCAGGGTATCAGTATTGTGGTCATTCATCTACCTGTAGATGCCTAAAGGAAGAGATGGGACAAAAGGTATCAGCAACCAAATCTAAGTGGTCTAATGAATACCATACCAAGGTAAATAAAAAACGATCCGATACAATGATGCAGAAGTATGGGGTTAGTCATAATCTTCAACGATTGGATGTTATCAGTAAGTTAAAAAATCCGAAGATACCAGCCGATGTATATGCATTGCTATCAGACCTTGTATGGATGGACAATGAGTATAATGTCAAAAAAAGATCATTGGTGGATATTGCCAGTGAACTGAATGTGTATTACGGAACAGTTGGGTGGTATTGTAGGAAGCATGGGTTCAAAATACGAAAACGAACAAACTATTCACTGATTGAAATGGAGATAGCAAAGTTTATTGGGGATGAGTTACGTATCAATGTGGTTTTAGGTGATTGGACTATTTTAGGAAGCAAAGAAATTGATATATTAATCCCATCAAAAGGTATAGGGATTGAAGTTAATGGGTTGTATTGGCATTCATATAATCCATCACATATCAAAGAAGAATATAAAACAAGGCATATTGATAAGACTGCTACCGCAAAGGAAAAGAATGTAAGGTTGATGCACATCACAGATTATGAGTGGATACACAACGAAGATATAATAAAATCAATTATACGAAGTAAGATGGGAATTAACACCAGAATATATGCAAGGAAGTGTACTGTGCAAGTTGTCCCCAAACAGGATGAACACATATTTTTGGATGCAAATCATTTACAGGGGTATGTCTCATCTAAAATAGCATATGGGTTGTATTATGATAATGAATTGGTATCATTGATGAGTTTTGGTGTGTCAAGGTACAAAAAGAAGTACGATTATGAATTGTTGAGATCATGTAGCAAAGGAGGCATTACTGTGGTTGGAGGTGGGTCACGAATATTGTCTGCTTTTGGGATGAAATATGTTGGATCATTGATGACGTATTGTAGTTTGTCTATGTCAAGTGGCAATGGGTATTTGCAAATGGGTTTTAAGCATCTCAGTAATACAAAGCCTGGTTACTTTTGGACAGATGGCACTATTAAGATTTCAAGGTATAAAAGCCAAAAGTCAAACCTAGCTAAATGGTTGCCAAACTTTGATGCATCAAAGAGTGAAAGTATGAATATGTTTGATGCCGGGTATAGAAGATATTATGATTGTGGTAATATGGTGTTTGAGTATGCTAACTAAGGATACCTAACGCTTTCAGGGTTTTCGTTGACAACAATATAAATATATAAATACATAATATACTAATATAATAGGAGAATATCAAGTGGGAAGATTTAAAATTACGAATGATACAGCAGACATTGATTGTCGTGTGAAAATTGCGGAGAATGATGAAGCTGCGGGAACGATTATCAGACAAAAAGGTGCTAAGAAGTTTTTAGTTACAGATGGATCAAATACTGGTGGTTGTGTGTTATCTGATTTAGCTGATGGGGATTTAGAGAACGGAACAATGACCGTATGTATTGTGCACAATGACAAAGAAGTGAGATTGGAATATCTTAGTAATAAATATGGTGTTGATTTTAAAGGGAATCGTTACATATTAACGGTATCAGAGAGTCCAGTACTAGACAATTGTGAACCTGCGATCCTAAAGAAATCGGCTGATAAATCTAAAAAATCATCAACCCCAAAGACTGCTAAGAAAAAAGCTGTTGTTAAAACAAAGAGTCAACCAGTTAAGAAAGAAGAAAAGGTAGCGGTAGTGAAAGCAGAAGTAAAACCACCAAAAGACAAGGAAGTAGTTCCTGAAGTTCCGGTGGCAAAAGTGGAAACTCCCAAGATCAAAGAAGTAGCGCCCAATGATAAAAAGGAAACAAAACCTGTTGAAAAAGTTGCCACGGTTAAAACCTCCGAAGATTAACTAAATACTAGAATGTTCTACTAATTAGAACATTTATGCAGAAACCCCTCTGCGTAGTCATAGAACGATTTTCAAGGAGAAAAAAATGGGACGACCAATAAATAAAAAGCACTTTGGTAACACAAACGAAGGCGGTTTAGGCGGCGAAGGCTTAGACGGAGTATTAGTAACAGCAGCTGGCACTGGTTATTCAACCGGTGAAGCAGTAACAATTTCAGCACCACAATTACCAGGTGGTATACAAGCAACAGCAACAATTGTATCAGATGGCACTGTTGTATCTGTAACCGTAACAGAAGCAGGTACTGGTTACACATCAGTACCAACAATTACATTTGCAACAGGCAATGCAGATGCAACAGGCACAGCGGTATTAACATCGACTAAGGTGAATGCTATTTCATTGACTGCATTCGTAACTGGTGGCAGTGATCAAATTGGTGATATAGTTGCACAAAAAGGTTCAAGGCGTTTTAGAGTAACAACTGCAACTGGTACTGAAGTCTGTAAATTAGTAACAAGTACACCGAATGCACCTGGTGAAATGCGTATTACAGCAACAGATTCAGTAAGTGGAACATATTTTATTAGTAAAATTTCAGCTGGAACATGTACTGTTGTGCGTGGCACAGGCACAGAATTTGCGGATGGTGTTAAAGTTGCTTGGACGAAAGGTTCAGCGGTATTGGACTATTCAGTATCAATGACCAATGCATAATTAGTATATTGATTTACATTTTCAATCCCCCTTTATTGGGGGATTTTTTTGTGTGCTGAAAAACAACTAAATAAGGTATAATAAGGATCTATAATGAGTTTAACAAAAACAGTACAAGGTGATTATAATATCAATACCATTAATGCAGCTGGTGATGCTGCGAATGATGTGACTATTACGACAGCTAATTTAAGAATAAATGGTGATTTGGTAGTTACTGGAACATCAGAAAATGTACTAGTAACAAATTTAGCTATTAGTAATAATACAATTTTGTTAAATGAAGGAGAAGAGGATGAGGGTGTAACAGCGGTTCATTCGGGTATTGAAATTGACCGTGGAACAGCACTAAATGTAGGGATACGGTACGATGATAGTTTAGATGCTTGGCAACTTACACATGATGGCACTATATGGGAATATATTGTTTCTGATGTTAGTAGTAATAATGCTGGAATGTCAGATGTCGTTGATGATTTAACACCACAGTTAGGTGGAAATCTTGATGTAAATAGTATGACAATTACAAGTGCGTCGAATGGCGATGTTGTATTGGATGCTAATGGCACAGGACAAGTGAAAATAAATAATGTGCTTAGTTTGGAAGAACAAGGAGCAGCACCCTCATCAACTAGTAGTTATAATAAATTATATTCAGCAACACCAGGTGAAGGTGGAACTGGGTTGTATTTTGTAAACTCAACATCTAGTGATGAATTAGTATCAAAAACCAAAGCAATGGTTTATGGTTTAATATTTTAAGGATTATATATGGCAATTAATGCAGTTGCGGTAGGCAACACAAACACTACAATTTATACAAGCAGTAATGTTTCAGCAGTTACGATGATATCATTGTGTAATTACAGTGCTAGTGGAGTATCTGTAAGTATGCATGTCGTACCAGGTGCAGATAGTCCAGGCAATAGCAATATCATGATGAAGGACGTATTAATTCCGGCAGGTGATACCTATATGGTGTATTCAGCAGGTGAAAAATTAGTAATGGATAATAATGATTATATTAATATTATTGCTGATGCTGGATCATCTATTACCTCTGTTGTTAGTTACACTGGAATCTAATGGGGCTTGTAAAAAACCAAAAAATTGGTTTTATGAATAGTTCTGTTGCAATACCAGCAGGAACAGCTGCTGAACGCCCATCTAACCCAATATTTGGACAAATTAGATTCAATACTACTATTGGTAAAGTAGAATATTTTGATGGTACTGTATTTGCTACAATAGCAAAACAAGGTGATGCCAATATCGAAGTTGATTCATTTACAGGCAATGGATCTGATACTGTTTTCGGATCAATGGCTTATTCAATAGCAGATGCTACTCAGGTACTTGTTTTCGTTGGTAATATATACCAAATCCCGACTACTAATTATACAGTAGCAGGGACATATGATATCACCTTTACATCAGCACCACCAACTGGGATGCCGATCAATATAATTCATAATCTAAGTAGTAATGAGGTTGCATAATGGCTATTAGTAAGATACATGGCCAAATGCTTACTGATAATCTGCTTCGTGATGGGACAAATCTAGCGTTTGATACTGATTTATTGATGTTGGATGTGGTTAATGATCGTATTGGCATTAATGATGCTACACCATCCGAAACATTGAGTATTACCGGAACGCTGTCTGTCTCTGGAAATACCGCAATAACTACATTGACTAATAATCGTGTAGTTATTGCTGGAACAAGTGGTTTATTGGAAGATAGTGCCAATCTGACCTTTGATGGAACTACATTAGTCATAGATAATATCAGTTCAGGAACTAATAATGATCTTACAATCACAGCAGATGGCACGGGAATTGTAAAAATAACAGGCAATGATGGCATTAGAATACCGTATGGAACTACTGCACAACGTCCATCTACTCCTGTTTCAAGCACATTTAGATATAATTCTGATTTGGGATATCCCGAAATATACAACGGTGTAATATGGGAAGTGGTTGGTCCTGCTGCCTTTGCCGCACTAACTAGCCAAACAATCACAGGTGATGGTGCAACTACTGTATTTACATTGGATAATTCAACTACATCTGCGGCAATAATGGTTAATATTAACGGCATTATACAAATGCCAGATACTGCATATACAGTGTCTGCTAACCAAATAACATTTGCCGAAGCACCTGTTATTACTGATAAAGTAGAAATACGATTTATATCAGAAATAGCATCATATAGTGCTATCACAAATGCAAATGGGACTACTAAAGTAGATGCAAGTGGAACCGGCATTACACTAGATATTTCCGGTAATACTGTAATATCAATAGGTTCTGCTGAAATATTTGATGCTACCAATGCACACAGCATTCAATTGCCAGTTTATACTGTATTACAGGCAAATGCTCTTTCAAATAAATCAAATGGCCAGCTTATATATGTTTCAGATGGGGATTCAGGCAATCCATGTTTGGCAGTATATAGTGGATCAGATTGGCAACGAATAATTTTTGGTGTAGCTATATCAGCAACTTAATAACACGTTGGTATTTGCCGTAATGTATAATATACACATATAATAATTCCGTAATTTTCCGTAAATAGTAGTAGCTAATTAAGGGAGCTCAATTATGGCAATTACAAGAATTAAGAATAATCAGATCACTGATGGTACAATTACGGGAACAAAACTCGTTTCTAGTACGATTACAGGTGGTCTTTTAGAAAACGACATGACCTATGGTTCAAACCTAACGGTCACCGGCAACTTGACTGTAAGTGGTACATCGACGACAATCGATACTACCGCTATGACAGTTGAAGATCCGATAATGGTTTTAGCGTCAAACCAAAGTGGCGCAGGTGCTACGGACATCGGGTTTATCGGTGAACGTGGAACAAACACAAATATAGCATTCGTTTGGGATGAATCAGCGGATAAGTTCGTTGCGGCAACTACTTCAGATGCAGATTCTAGCACGACAGTTACGGTATCAGCATATGCTGATATGCAAGTCAAAGACTTAGCATTAGAAGATTTAGTAGCATCAGCAGATGGTTCATTTGGTGGCACACTAGGTGTTACTGGTGTAACAACACTTGCTAATTTGCTAAACGCAAATGGTGGTATTGCAGTTGATACAAATAATTTCACTGTAGATGGTTCATCGGGTGCTGTTTCTACTGCAAGCACATTAAATGCTGATGGTGCAACTACATTAGGTAGCACATTAGGTGTTACCGGTGCATCAACTGTTGCTGCTATTACTGCATCAGGATTGGCAACATTAAACGGTGGTATTGTAGTTGATACCAATAAGTTCACAGTCGCTGATGCTACAGGCAATACAGTTATTGATGGCACATTGGATGTTAATGGTGCAACTACTATTTCATCGTTAGATGCATCTGGTGTAGGTGATTTTGCAGATACATTAACATTAAGCAAAGCAACAGGAACAGGACTTTCTGTTACTGCTGATGCAACAGTTGGTGGTACACTCGCTGTTACTGGTGTTACTACATTAACTAGTGCATTAATTGCAAATGGCGGAACTACTACAACAACATTAAATGCTACTGACAATGCTACGGTGACTACAATCACAGCAAGTGGTTTAGCTAGTTTAGATGGTGGAATTGATGTTGATGGCGTATTTACTGTTGCTAATTCAACGGGTAACATAGACACATCAGGTACATTAACCGCTGCAAATACAACAATCAATGGTACGTTAGAGTCTACTGGCAATGTTATTGTGGGTGGAAATCTAACAGTTAATGGTACATCTACTACAGTTAATTCAACTGTGGTTTCCGTTGATGACCCAATTATGAATTTAGGTGGAGATACTGCACCAGCTGCGGATGACAATAAAGATCGTGGTGTGCAATATCAGTGGCATAACGGAACAGATGCAAAAGTTGGATATTTTGGGTATGACGATAGTTCTTCTGAATTTGTATTCATCCCAGATGCATCTAATGCGGCAGAAGTAATGTCTGGTGCGGTGGGTGCTGCTAAATTTGGTAGCTTAAAAGTTTCTGATTTAACAACTAGTCGTGTGTTACTTGCTGGTACAAACGGTGAAGTAGAAGATTCAACTAATTTAACATTTGATGGATCAATATTGGCTGTTACAGGTTCAGCAACAGTAAGTACTACAATGGATGTTACTGGTGCGATGGGTGTTGATGGTGACTTCGATGTTAATTCATCTAAATTCACGGTAGCAAGTGCAAGTGGTAACACAGCGGTTGCTGGTACACTAACTGTTACTGGTAATACGACACTATCTGGCTCATTAACTTCAGGCGCATTGTCGAGTACTACTATTGATGCTAGTGGTTTAGCTAGTTTAGATGGTGGAATTGATGTTGATGGTGCGTTCACTGTTGCTAATTCAACTGGAAATGTTGCTACATCAGGAACATTGACTATATCTGGTGGAACTACACTAAATGGTGCAGTTGATATTAACAATACTGCTGATATTAACAATACATTAACATTAAGCAAAGCAACAGGAACAGGTCTTTCTGTTACTGCTGATGCAACAGTTGGTGGTACACTCGCTGTAACAGGTGTTACTACATTAACTGGATTACTTAATGCAGATGGTGGTATCGCAGTTGATACAAGTAACTTCACAGTAGATGGATCGTCAGGTGCAGTAGTTACTGCAAGCACACTATCTGTTGGTGGGTTAGCTAGTTTAAACGGTGGTATTGAAGTTGATACCAATAAGTTCACTGTCGCTGATAGCACAGGTAATACAGCAATTGCTGGTACATTATCAGTAACAGGCGCAACTACTATTTCATCATTGGATGCATCTGGCGTAGGTGATTTTGCAGATACATTAACATTAAGCAAAGCAACAGGAACAGGACTTTCTGTTACTGCTGATGCAACAGTTGGTGGTACACTCGCTGTTACTGGTCATACTGATGTTAGTTCACTGACATCAACAGGGAATGTTATTGTAGGTGGAAACTTAACCGTTTCTGGCACAACAACAACAGTTAACTCAACAGTAGTTGAAGTAGCTGATCCAATTATGACATTAGGTACTAATGGGTCAGATGATAACTTAGATCGCGGTCTAAAATTAAAATGGCATAACGGAACAGATGCAAAAGAAGCCTTTATGGGTTATGATGATAGTGCTTCTGAATTTGTAGTGATTGCTGATGCAACTGATACTTCGTCTGTTATGACTGGAAGTTTAAGTGGGATGGCAGTTGGAAGTTTACGTGTTACTGATTTAACAGATAATCGCGTATTAATTGCTGGTGCAAGTGGTGAAGTAGAAGATAGTGGAAACTTAACATTTAATGGGTCTACGTTGGCTATTTCTGGAGCAACTACGGTTTCAACTACATTAACTGTTTCCGGTGATGCGTCATTAAGTCAAGCACTTAGTGTTGCGGGTAATACCACACTAAATGGCAATGTTACATTAGGCAATGCAGGTGTTGATACGGTTACTGTAACAGGTGCTTCGACATTTGGGCAGAGTGCCACATTCAATGGTGGATTAACTGTTGCGAATGGTCAAACTATTAGTGCAGGATCAAATAAAGTTTCAAATGTAACAGATCCAACATCAGCACAAGATGCTGCTACCAAAGCATATGTAGATTTATTATCTTCTACGGGTTGGACATTATCTGATGGTTCTTCTTCACAGACAATCTCTAGTGGAGACACAATGGTTGTGAGTGGAACAGCAAATGAAGTAACTACTGCGGTTAGTGCTACTGATACGTTAACAATTGGATTACCAGATGATGTTACTATCGGTGATGCACTAACAGTTACAGGTGCATCTACGGTTGGTGGTACATTGGGTGTTACGGGTGTTACCACAATAAGTGGTCTCCTTAATGCAAATGCTGGTATTGCAGTTGACAGCAATAAGTTCACGGTCGCTGATGCTACCGGTAATACAGCAATTGCTGGTACGTTAGCTGTTACTGGCGCAACTACAGCTTCAACTATTACAGCATCTGGATTAGCTACATTTAATGGTGCAATCGATGCAAATAGTACAGCTGATATCAGTGATACATTAACATTAAGTAAAGCATCGGGTAACGGATTAGTAGTTACTGCTGGAGCTACCGTTGGTGGGAATGTTGAATTTAGTAGCAATGCTACTGTTTCAGGTACATTAAGTGCAGGAAATACTACCTTAGCAAGTGCTAAAGTTAGTGATTTATCTAGTGGACGTGTTGTATTAGCTGGAACAGCAGGTGAATTAGAAGATAGCGGAAACTTAACATTTAATGGTTCATTGTTGCTAGTTGATGGTATTGTTACTAGTACTGGTAATATGAATGTCGGTGCGGACTTGGATGTTACAGGTAACGCAGTTATCGATGGTACATTAAGTGCAGGTGTTTCTACATTAGTAAGTGCTATTATCACAGGCAATGCTTCTGCGAGTACATTAGATGTCACTGGTGCTACTGGTATTGATGGTGACTTTGATGTTAGTACTAATAAGTTCACTGTTGATAGTGCGACTGGTAATACAGCAGTCTATGGTACATTAAGTGCTGGTGCCACAACAGCTACAACAATCACTGCAAGTGGTCTATTAGCTGCTAATGGTGGTATTGAGGTTGATGGTACTGCATTTACGGTAGCTGATACTTCAGGTAATGTACATACAGATGGTACCTTAGAAGTCGATGGACACACAGATGTTAGTACATTGACAGCAAGTGGTGATACTATTATTAGTGGTAACTTAACTGTTAATGGTACTACAACTACTGTAAACTCAACTACGGTTGAAGTAGTTGACCCAATCATGACAGTTGGGGCGAATGGTTCTGACGATAATAAAGATCGTGGTATCGTGTATAAATGGCATAATGGCACTGATGCTAAACTTGGATTCTTCGGTTATGATGATAGTGCTTCTGAAATGGTATTCATCTCAGATGCAACTAATACAGCAGAAGTAATTACTGGTGCATTGGGTACTATGGCAATGGGTGGGATTCGTAATACAGGTGATGCTACGATAGGTGGCACACTAGGTGTAACTGGTGTTTCAACGTTGGCAAGTGCTTCGGTTACAGGCAATACTACAGTAGGTGGTACATTGGGTGTAACTGGTGCTACTACAATGTCTACTGCTTCAACAAGTGGGTTAGCTACATTGAATAGTGCTAGTGTCACAACTACTGCTACGATTGGTGGTTCATTGGCTGCAAATGGTGGTATTACAGTTGATACTGATAAGTTTATCGTTGCTGATGCTACAGGTAATACAACTATTGCTGGTACATTAAGTGTTACTGATGCTACTGTATTATCTAGTACATTGAGTGCTGGCGAAACAACATTATCAAGTGCTACAGTTAGTGATCTGACAAGTGGACGTGTTATATTGGCAGGTGCTGGTGGTGCTATCGAAGATAGTGGAAACTTAACATTTAATGGTTCTGTGTTAGCGGTTACTGGAAATGAGACCGTATCAGGTACATTAGCGGTTACAAGTACATTGACTTCGGGTGCAGCTACATTATCAAGTGCTAAAATTAGTGATTTAACCAACAACCGTGTAGTTATTGCCGGTGCTGCTGGTGAAATTGAAGATGATGGAAACTTCACATTTGATGGAACAACATTAACTGTCGGTGCTACTACTATCACCCAATCAAGTGGTAACACTTCGGTCGGTGGTACACTAGGGGTATCTGGGGCAACTACATTATCTAGTACACTAAATGCTGGTGCTTCAACATTAGCAAGTGCAACTATTACTGGTGCTGCAACAATTGGAACTACATTAGCAGTTTCTGGTGCTGCTGGTATTGATGGTGACTTCGATGTTAACACATCTAAGTTTACAGTAGCAAGTGCAAGTGGTAATACAGCAATTGCTGGTACATTAGCTGTTACTAGTGCAACTACATTAACTGGTGCATTAAATGCAAACGGAACCAACACATTAGATAACGCTACTGTTACTAACAATGCAACGGTTGGTGGTACATTGGGTGTTACTGGCATTACTACTATCAGTGCGTTATTAAACGCAAATGGTGGCATTAATGCAGATAGTGGTGCATTCACAGTTGCTAATACATCGGGTAATATTCACACAAGTGGAACATTAGATGTTGATGGTGCAACTACATTAGATGGTAATGTTACTATTAATGAAGCTGGTGCTGATGTCGATGTTCGTATTGAAGGTGACACTGATGCTAACTTATTAGTTACTGATGGTGGCACGGATACCGTATTGATCGGAACAGCTACCCCAGTTACTGGTGCTAAATTAGTAGTTGGATCAACTGATTCAATGTTATTACCACGAGGTACATCTGCACAGCGTCCAGGCACACCGTCTGTTGGTATGTTTAGATTTAATACTAACACAACTAACCCAGAGTATTGGGAAGGTAGTAAGTGGACGCAAATGTCTACAGAGTTTACGGCAATTGCTACAGAATCATTCACTGGTGATGGATCAACTACTGCATTTACATTAGGAAGTTCACAAACTACTGCATCATGTATCGTTAATATTAATGGTGTTATTCAGAAACCAATCACTGCATATGCGGTAGTTGGCACGACATTAACATTCACAGAAGCACCGTCTTCTGCTGATTCGATTGAAGTACGTGAGTTAACTACAACTGAAACTATTATTGGAATTTCAAATAGTGCTGGATCAGCAACAGTTGAAACTAATGACTCAGATACTAATATAACTGTTACGGCAAGTACTGCTAATTTCACTGGAAACATTGTCGCTGCTGGTAATATTACAGCAAATGGTAATTTAGTATTCGGTGATGCAAATACAGATTCAGTAACATTTAATGCTGATATCGGTTCTAATGTGATTCCAGATGGCAATGCTACACGTAACTTAGGTTCGTCTGCTAGCCGTTGGAATGAAATTCATGCTGGTACTATTGATGTTAGTAATCTAAGTGCTGGTTCAGGATCATCTATTATAGTTGATACTGATCTTATACCAGATACTGATGATGTTAGATCATTGGGTAGTGCAACTAAGATGTGGAAAGATGTGTATATTGGTCCAGGATCATTGTATGTAAATGGACAGAAAGTAATTGAAGATAATTCAGGTACTATCGTATTCAGTGCGGATGAGAATCAGAACTTAGACCTCCAAACTTCTGGGTCGGGTGACATTGGTTTATCACCACCATCTGGTGGTACTATTGAGATAAATGGCACAATGCAACTGATGGCAGGTAAGAATATGACATCAAGTGATGGCAATGCTATTCATAATGTGGCTGGCTTCCATATGGAAGGCGAAAAGATTACTAATCTTGCTACACCAACAGTGTCTACCGATGCAACTAACAAGGCGTATGTTGATTCAGCAGACACTACCGGCAATGCTGGCACTGCAACTACATTAGCAACAAGTCGCACAATTGCAATGACCGGTGATGGAACATGGAATTCAGGATCATTTAATGGTTCTGCAAATGTTACATCCGCAATGACATTAGCAGCTAGTGGTGTTACCGCTGCTTCTTATGGTAGTGCAACTGCAATTCCTGTAATTACATTTGATGCTAAGGGTCGTGCTACATCAGCTAGTACCATCGCAGTTAGTTCTGATATGGGAATGGCAGGTGATACTGGAACAGGCACAATTACGGTTGGAACTGATACATTTACTATTGCTGGTGGAACTGGATTGAGTTCTAGTGTTTCAGGTGATACATTAACGGTTGCAATGGATAATACAGCAGTTTCAGCCGGTAGTTATGGTTCAGCTTCATTGGTTCCAGTAATTACAGTTGATGCACAGGGTCGCATAACAAGTGCTAGCACTACATCTGTTGCAGGTGTGAGTAGCACAGGGTTTAATAGTTCAAGTGGTGTATACACCATTAGTACAGCAGATGGTGGTTCACATACTACTGATTTAGGTGTTGGTAGTGCTGATAGCCCTACATTTACTAACTTAACATTGAGTGGAAACTTAACTGTTAATGGTACAACTACTACTATTGATAGCACTAACTTAGCTATTTCTGATGCTATTATTCAGTGTGCTTCTGGTAACACTGGTGCGTCTGCTACATACATTGGTATTCAAGCAGAACGTGGTGGCACAGATGCATATATGGTATGGGAAGAAAGTTCGGATCGTTGGAGAGCGGCAACGTCAGCCAATGGTACATCTTATTCTGATGCTAGTATGCAAGCTAGTTCATTGTTCCTAAGTGATGCAATTACTAATTCAGCACAAGCAGCTACAAAGGCTTATGTTGATAGTGCTACATCAGCAGGTGCAATAACATTAGGTACTGATACCACTGGAAGTTATGTTGAAAGTTTGGTTGCTGGTACTGGTATTGGAATCACTAATAATAGTGGTGAAGGTGCTACCCCAACTATTACAATTACGCAAGATTCAACATTAACATTTACCGGTGATGCTACTGGGTCGGGTACAATGACTAACTTAGGCAATGTAAGTGTTGCATTAACGGTTGCTGATGATTCGCATAATCATGTCACTGGAAACATTGATGGGTTGGCTGAATATATTTCAGATACGGCTGGTGCTATGTGGTCTAGTAATAGTGAAAGTGGTGTATCAGTGACTTATCAAGATGCTGATAATACAATGGATATTAATGTAAATGATCCAACAATCACGGTAACAGGAGCAGTAACGGGTTCTGCTACAATGACTAATTTAGGAAATGTTAGTATTGCTACTACAGCTACAGCAGATCCAACATTAACATTGAGTGGTGATGCAAGTGGTTCCGCAACTTTCACTAACTTAGGTAATGCTACATTAAGTGTTGTGGTCGCTGATGATTCGCATAATCATGTCACTGGAAACATTGATGGGTTGGCTGAATATATTTCAGATACGGCTGGTGCTATGTGGTCTAGTAATAGTGAAAGTGGTGTATCAGTGACTTATCAAGATGCTGATAATACAATGGATATTAATGTAAATGATCCAGTAATTGCGTTGAGTGGTGATGTAACTGGTTCTGCTACTATGTCTAACTTGGGCAATGTTACTATTAGTGCAGTTGTTGCAGATGATTCACACAATCATGTTATTAGTAATGTTGATGGACTACAAACGGCTTTAGATGCTAAAACTACTCCGGGATATGTAGATACACAGATTACTAACT